ACCTGTTGATCTTCGCGCGCTCCTCGGCTCTCTGGTAGAGAGCGAAAGCGTAGTTGATGAGGCTCAGCACCTTGATATGACCACGTCGGCTGATAGCTTCATCAAGGGTTTCGTACTCGTGCGTAAGGAAGGGGATCACTTTGTCACCCACCTTGATAGTAGACTTGTAGGATCTCACACTACCTCCTGTGCTTCATATGCGCCAGGTTTGATCGTTCCTGACTTGCCATGAACCCTCTCCCACAGCTCAGTGCAGGATCTGCAAAGCGGTTCTTTGACTCCATCTATCATGAGAGAGGGTACGAGGTCTGGGTTGCAAGTGAACGTGCCCTTGCAGTTGCAGCAGGTTGCGAATAGCAGCATGTAGCCCATTGCTTAGTTCACCGAATCGAGGATGGCGTCGACGTGTGCGAGTGGGAGGTGAGGTCCGTAGGGGTAGCTCTGGGCGAGGTCGCGGATGATGCGCTTGTAGAATCCCTTGGCCCGCGCCCAACCCATGTGCCCGAGATTACTGTGGATCTGGCCCGCAGCGTAGGTATAGTCTTTGAGGTACTCACGCCGCTCACGAATCTCTTCGAGGACGCAGTCTGGGCAGCGCTCATCGCCTTCGAGGTCGCTGTATCCGTGGATGGGACAGGGATCGATTGGGTGGGCTTCAAGCTCATCAAGCAACGCGCGCCGCTCAGCTTGCTCGACCTTGATGAGTCCTTCCCACTCTGCGATGTAGCTCTCTGGGGTGATGAATCCATCGGCGATGGGAAGGGTAGGATGGAGACGAGTCTCAGCTTGGTCCATAGAGCATAGCGGCATGCAACTACAGCCACACTCACCTTTACAGGCGACGTAGTGGCATCTGGGACAATTGTGTGCTATCATTATTCTCCTCTACTTGAAGCTCGGGCAGAAGCAGGCTGTGTCACAATCGCACTCCCACTTGGACTTACGCCCTTGAAGACATCGAATCGCTCTAAAGAGTGTGCGTCGCCCAACGACTGTGGCAATGCACATTCGTGACACCAGCAGGTCGATGGCGGCTCGTGTGTCCCATGCTCTTGAGTTGGTCAATTCACTCTCCCTCATGCGCTTGCTTTACGAGGTCTGCAAGCAAGCTATGTTCCTGTTCAGACTCTGAACAGGTCGGTCGCAATGCGTTACTGAGCGACTTCTTCATGATCTGTTCGAGAGTAAGCTCCCCGAGACCAGAATGCTTCTTCAGGTTCTCGAGACAGTCTCCGCCGCAGATGATCTTGACGCGCCAGCCTTCACCACCGGTGAGACCGTGCCCCTTCTCGAAACCTGCGAGTCGTAGATGTTGTGGGGCGATGGTAAAGTGTTCTTTGCAGGTGTAGCACCGCGCGTGGCGTCCGACTAGTTCGTCGGCATTGTAGAGTAAATGCGGACAATCGAAGCACTTCCAAACGGGACGCTCGGTGCCATGAGGATTCTCGCGCGTTCGACGCACGACTCGCATATATCGTCGGTAGCGGTGTGCGTCACATCTGTCTTTTCTAGTCACGTCGTCTTTCTTCTTCGATGATCTGACGCACACGCTCCCTGGTTAATCCAACAGATTTCCCAATCTCGAGGAGCGTCATACCCCTGATTCTCATTGCCATGACTAACACGTTGCGCTTGTCTTGATCTGGCTGCGCGTCTCTATGTAGAGTCATAGTCATTTGACCGAAAATTGATTCCTGCGGCAGAATCGCGGCAGACATGAGGCAGACGTGCGGCAGGCCTGCGGCATAGGTGCGGCAGGAGTAGCGCGGGCATCTGTTTCCTGTAAGTGATTGATTCTAAACAAGTTACGCAATTGATGCCCCCGCGCATGGTCCTATCAGTAAGGTACGCCTTGGGGGGCCGTATGTCAAGTGACGATGGCTGATTTCCTCTCTTATCGTAGATTTGTTCTCTGTGGTTTCTTCTTCTTTCTTAAAAATAAAAAAAAAAATACAATAAGAGAAACTAACCAAAATAGCCCACAACGCCAAAACCCCCCTCATCCTGTTTACGCCCCCGAATGGGAGCCTATCCCTCGGTAAGGGGTGGGGGGCCTGGTTTCGATCTAAACCCCGCGTTTCCAAATACTTACGGGGATTCTAGCCCCGGAATAGTCCTGCCGCATGTCAGCCGCAAGGTCGGCCGCATGTCTGCCGCAGCTCAGCCCAAGGTCAGCCGCAGCAATGGGGTCATATTGATGACGGGGGAAAGCAGACAAAGAAAAGGCCGAGACCCCTGGGGGCCCCGGCCGTTATGGACACTTTGAACTACTCGTCCGCTTCGTCGTCGGTGTCTTCGCGCATCAGGCGAGCGCAGGCGAGTGCCTTCTCTTCGCTCTTGTACTGGCCGGACTTGACCAGCAGCGCAGCAATCTTCTTCAGCGCCTTGTCGGGATCTTCGAACTGTCGCTCGAAGTCCGCTCTCACCTTGGCGCGGCAATTCAGACCGTATGCGTAGCTGAGGTACTCGGCCACGGGGTGCTCACGGGGCACTTCGTTGCCGTCCTTGTCCTTGGTGGTGCCCCGGGCCGTGTCGCCCAACTCCATCAGTTCCGCAGCTTGCTCTTTGGTTTCGATGGTGAAGACCACCTTATCGAACTTGATGAGCTTCGTGTCGCCCTTGTTCGGAACGCCTTTCACGGTGACTTCGGCCTCTTCGATGCGGGCGAGCCCTCTGGTGACTGCGTTGCGAATCCAGTCTTTGTGCAGATTGCTCATGATACTCTTTTCTCCAATATGGATGAGCCCCGTCTACCGTCGCTGTATCGCGCGGTTTCCGGTGGCTCAGATTGTCAAAGAACCGGGGCTCGCGGCCCCGCCGTCATTCACATCATACGCCCCGCGCCAGGGAATGCTATCGCTTTTCTTTCGCTTTAGTAAATAGATATGTGAATAATTGTTAACGCACATCGAGCGCCGGCGCCGAAAATAATTCGGACCTCTCGATCAATGCAGATATGTGGATAGGTGATCCAGATAAATGGATCAGCCAGCCGCCCCCTGTCGGACCAGTTGGGTCCCATCCCTGGCCCTGACGGGGGATCCTCAACTCCGCATTATTCCACTCGGAAAGCCAAAATCTAAAAAATTTTTTGACAAAAATGGCTTCGTCATCTCTCTCTTTATCCCCGACGGAACGAAAAGAATTATAAACTAGAGCGCCTTTACGGTTCCCGTTATTTACTATTCCCCTGGATAAGCATGCTTTTATGGAAGCGCCAAACTGTTCAGGCTATGAACAGAATGATCCTGTTCAGAGTAGCGTTCAGCTAACGATTCTTAGGACTTGACAAATCGCTCCCTAGGCCCCATCATATACCCTAGGGTGTATCTTGGAAGTTCATGAATTAGACCAGGAATTCGCGGAAGTACCACTGAGAACTTTTCATGGTCCCATCGTCTACAAGATATACCTCGGTAGTGTGTTGATGTACATTGGAGAGAGTGCATTTGGCTTGGCAAGGGTCCTAGCTCCAGCTCATCAGCACGCTGAGATAATTCGACATGAGATGGCTCGCCTCGAAATAATGTCTTGCAATTCGTCGAGGGAAGCACTCGATGCAGAAGCGGCACTTATCAAGTTCCACTCGCCGCCGCTCAACAAAGGTAGAGTAATTGGAGAGACTAAACTCGAGAGACTTCACAGACTTCAAGATGATCGCAGAAAGCGGACGAAGTAACCTTCGTAAGTTTTTTGGGGTATCCTCGAAGTGCTACGCTCCTCACCCTGATTGCGGCGGGGGGAGTCGAGTGGGGCTCTTGCAGGCTTCGGGGGTGCCCTCGTTACTACTCGCGAGGATGAAATGGAGATCAGCGAAGAAGAAGCGGAGAGGATGCTGAATAATCCGAAGAACCTGATGAATAACGTCAGGTTCGTGAAGCTTCGTAAGGGCGGCCGTAACGGCGGCAAGGAAGTTCCTAAGATCATCCGAGAACTCATTGGCATCGCTGCTCATAAGGATCCCGCAAAGGTCGTAGCCGGCGAGTTCGGCGTCAGTACAAGCACAGTCGCCGCCGCTAAGAAAGGTAACGTCGGCGTGAATCGACATGATCCTGAGCTGAAGGACAAGATCGACACCGCAGTCGATGAAGAGAAGAAGTCAGTACGCGACGTTGCACTGGACCGTGTCGCTCATATGCTCGCGACGACGATTACTCCTGCGAGCCTTGACGGAGTTACGAATCCGGCTAAAGCAGTCTCTATTGCAAAAGATCTGGCGGCGATAGCCGACAAGGTGCAGACACGAGGACCTAATGTCGGCAACGTGGTCTTCATGCACATGGCTCGTGAGAAGGCTGAGAGTGAGTATGGAGACCCGATCATCATCGAGCATGTGCCCGACAAGAAGAGGAGTGACTAATGAAGCGTTCCGCAATCTGCAAGTGGTCGATAATCCTGCTCCACAAGCATCCCCGGTGGATTCAGCTCCGAGCCTTCTTCCGGAAAACAGGAATTTGGAAGGCCAACTGGGACGGCGGTATCATCTACTGGTGGTTCGAGAAGGCAAATCTCACCCTTCCAGTAGACTATGAGAGAAGGTTGTTTCAGCAGGGGCTGATTGAAGGGCTGCTAACGTCGAGGAGCGATTGATGGATCGTTGTGAGCGGCGCCCGGAGGGTCCTCGATGTTGGTTCTGTCCTGCGTGTAAGCGATTCATGGATCACTTGTGGAAGAGAGAATCTCCCATGTATGCTCACTTGAGGAGTAGCTAATGGTTTCCCGCAGAGCCTTTTTTGCAATCCTTCCGCTGCCTTTCCTCCTGAAGCTCAAGCCCCTTCAATGCCCGCAGTGTGGACACCAACATATGTTTCCCAATTACTGTGGAAAGGATGTTTGGAAGGCGCAAAACGGGCTCAGCATGATCTGCGAATGTGACATCCGCAAGCTTGGTCATCACTGGATTGGGCGAGAGAACCCCACACTTCCAGCAGATTACAAAAGAAGGCTGCTATTGTCAGAAGAGCGGCGCCGTGAACTCGAACGTTCGCAGGCACGTGAGCTGTTCGAGCGGGACGAGCCCTTCTATCGAGGAGTTCAGTGGCGGTAGAAGAAGTCCAGCACGACTCTGAGCACTTCATTCCTTGGCGAGGAATGCCTTGTCTTGAGTGGCTTGGACCGAAGAGTGTCACGGGGTATGGCAGAGTCCCAGCAGGCATGTATGGGAATCCGGAGAATGACACTCATCGCCGAGCCTGGCACTTCACTTATGGTCCAATTCCTCCCGACATGTGCGTACTTCATCGCTGCGACAATCGAGCCTGCTGCGAACCTACTCACCTTTTCCTTGGAACTCGAGCAGACAACATGGCGGACATGGACGTGAAAGGGAGAAGAGGGAGTGGTGGGAACGGTCCTAATCTTGGCCAACCTTCGGTCACTCATTGTCCGAAGGGTCATGAGTACACGCCCGAGAATACCTACAACAGAGGCAAGTTTAGCCATCTTAGGAGGGTTTGTAGGCAATGCGCTCTAGACTACGCTCGGAATCATCGCCAGAGGAGACAGTATGTCAGCTGAACTCCAAGAGCGCGATAGTGAACACTTCATCCCTTTCGCCCGACAAGAAGAGTTTTTCGGAATCCCAACTTCAATCAAAGAAGCGTTCTTCGGAGGTGCTGCTGGCCCAGGCAAGTCTTATGCACTACTCATGGATCCAATACTCCGGAGACTTCATGAACACCCTCGATTCCATGGAATCCTCTTTCGTGAGTCCTTCCGAGAGCAGGAAGAATCACTGGTTTTTGAATCCCAGCACCTCTATAGACCACTAGGGGCTACCTACTCAGGCAAGCCTACCTTCGCTTGGAAATTCCCTTCCGGAGCAGTAATCCGCTTCGGTTATCTTCAGAGGGATGAGCAGGTTTATCAGCATGATACTGCTCAGTATAACTATGTCGCCTTCGATGAACTCACAGCCTTTACCCGTTTCCGGTGGATGTATCTTGTCCACGTCAGGTGTCGTACAACCGTTCCAGGTCTACCTGCATATGCCAGGGCAGCTTCCAACCCACTCGGAATCGGACACGCCTGGGTTAAGGAGAGATTCATCGACCCCGCTCCGGGAGGCAGACGAATAATCGCAGAGCAGATGCCTGACGGAACGACTGTCAAGAGGATCTTCATCCCCGCAAAGGTGACGGACAATCCTCTCATCATGAAGGAGAATCCAGAGTACATTAACTCTCTGATGCTCCTTCCTGAAGCAGAAAAGCGCTCCAAGCTCTACGGAGACTGGGATGCTGTAGCTGGTCAGGTCTTCACTGAGTTCCGCACTCAGCAGATGCCCGATGAGCCAGATAACGCCATCCACGTTATCAAGCCCTTCCCTATCCCAGAGTTCTGGCCAGTGATCCTAGCAATTGACTGGGGATTCGATCACCCGATGTGGGCTGGTTTTTTCGCAATATCTCCGATAGGCCGTTTCTATCTCTGCGAAGAATTCACTGCTAAGCAGGTCAAGATCAAGATCTGGGGAGCTGACCTAGCGCGTCGCGCGCATAGATACGTGAACCTCAAGACTCCAGCCTCTCTGGACCGCTCAGCATGGGGAGACAGAGGCGACGAGAAGACGCTTTCCCAGCAAATCGAGGAAGCTACTCTTCTCCCCATGGAGAGAGCGGATTCCGATAGAATCGGCGGCAAGCTCCTCATGCACGAATACTTCAGGTGGAAGCCCAGACCTGTACGATTTGAGCCGCCTACGGGGTACAGTAAGGATACGGAGGATTTGATTTTTCGCCGACGTGGCGAAGAGGCTTCTCTACGTTATCGCCAGTACTTTGACCCCGAGCCACCTGAGGAGAACCTTCCGCAGTTTCAAGTCTTCGACACTTGCCCCGAATTCATTCGGGCAGTTATCGCTTGCGTCTCCGATCCGAAGAAGCCAGAGGATGTCCTTAAGTTCGACGGGGATGATCCTTACGATGGAGGCAGATACGGCTTCAAGCGAGTCCACCGTTACTTTGACGAATCCGCGGATGCTCATAAATCACTGGTACGACGTGATACAGTCATAGAGAAACTACACGCTACCGGCGACATGACATCCTTCTATCAGGAGATGGAGAAACTTGAAGAAGATGAGAGAACTGATGCGGCGCCTGTTAGGCGTTACCACAGCTTCCGCACCCGTCGATCCCGTAGAGCGGCTTATCGAAGCCAATGAGCGTCTCATCGAGCAGTTACAGCTTGATATCGCATATGAGCGTTCAGTCAATACCGCTCTGCTTGCCCGTCTTGGTTCCGAAGTTCTTCCAGCCCCACAAGCTGAGATCAACTTTGAGGACTTTCAAGCCGTCGGCAGAGCCGCAAGGACGCCATCTCAACTGAAGGCTAGAGCAACTGAGGTTCTAGCTGAGAGAAGGAAGAAGTCTAATGAAAATACAAGGTAGACATGGAGGTTCTGGAAAAGGTCCTGGGCATGGAGGCTCAGGTGGTGGTTGCCTCGTCTTCTTCGTCGCGTTCGTGCTAGCTGCCGCAGGCTTCTTCGCTGTCGCGTGTGGAGGGAAGCCGCCTCCGGTTGACTGTCGGGTGCTCGGCTGTGATCTGGGTCTCGTCTGTGAAAAGGTGGACGACGTCTACAGGTGTGTGCCCACTCCACCCTGCAAGCTCGGAGAGTGTCCGGAAGGCCAGGTTTGCGTCAACGGGAAGTGTGAGCCCAAGCCTCCGTGGAAGTGCGAGCTGAACATGCCTGGCTGCCACGAGGTAGGCCAGACATGCTCTACCGTTGAACAACCCTGTTGGCACAACCCGACAACCAATTCGAAGCATTGCGAGGAAGCGCCAGCCTGTGAGTCTCCTCCGAGTGGAGAATGTACCTTTGGTACTCCGAAAGCATCTGAAGCAATGAACCCCGAGTACAAGATCCAGCGCCAGAGCAGGATGATCGTGACTGGGACGCCTATAGCCACCTTTGGCGAGGACTATTATTGCCAACTAGGTCTTTGGCCGGAAGCGTGTGCTAAAGGAAGAACTCGTGGTCCCGTAGCCCCTGATGGTCATCCTCAACGACTCGCTTGCGAGCAGCAGTTCAACGAGCAACCTTGTCCTACGTATTCCGCAGTGGAATCGAACGGGCATATCTCATTCGACCCCTGGTTCGTGATCAGGGGTGTCAATCAGAATCACCCGAAGAACGTTGCCGCTGGCTGTAACGGGGAAGACTGGGTCAAGGAAGGCCAATACACTCAATCCGGGATGTGGTATGTTGCCACTGTCCACGGAGACACAAGGGTAATGGGATGCATCGCAGACGGCAAGGTCTGTGGTGTCAGCAAGTTTAGGGTGGATAACTAATGCCTGGATCAGGACTGCACACACCGATGACGCCTCGGATAGTGGATCCGTTTGCTCTCACAGAGACGAATGGTATTCGTCGATTCTCGGACAAGAAACTCGACGAAGCCATCACAGCCGCGATTGCTCGAAAGAAAGACAAGAAGGATCTCGTGGTTGTCGGTCACATCGACAAAAACAAGCTTTACTTCTCTGCCCTGTACAAGCTCGGCGATGATTTCTCTCTCGTCGCTGCTGCGTACAAGTCGAGGTCGGCTCCATCCGACTGGGGCTACGGAGCCGAAGTCATCTGGACTCCGTTCTAGTGGTTATTGGACCGTTCGCCTATGAGGGGGAGGATATGCCAGTGAGTGAAAAGTACCAGGTCAACCCACCGTACAGCCTCTGGAAGACCGTCTGGAAGGGTCTCCGGCCAGCGTTGTGGGCATCCGGAGCCGCTGCAGGGCTCGTGTTCGCAGGATACTTTGCCGACGCAGGGGTACTCATCGAGATGGGCGTTCCGTCTCTTCTCGCTGTGTTCCTAGCAGAGGCTATCCGCAACGCCGTTAAGGAGTACAGACGGAGGAAGTAAATGGGAACGGCGCCACCAGCTGCACTAACGGAGGCTTTTGAGGAACCAATAGGAGGACCTCCGCCTGGTCCTCCTATGGGTCCTCCTCAAGGCCCTCAAGGTCCTCCTGAGCCTGAGGTCACGACGTTTCAGATTGGAAACTCAGTCGAGCTGACTGACGAGGAGAAGACTGCCCTCAGGTTCATTCGAGACACCATTACTGAGCCAGACGACGAGATTCGGGAGAAGATGACTCCCATCTGGCAGATGTATGAGAACTACTGGCGTGGCATCCAGGATGTCGTTTATGATACGGACTCTCAGTCCTTCCTTTCCGCAGCTGGAGTCCTCAAGTCCGCAGGCGAACTGGAAGATACCTACATTGGCTCCAAGATAGTCAATACCTACAGAGCAAGAGGCGAGTCTATCGCTGCTGCACTAAGCACTGGAACCCCGCAAGTCAAATTCTTCCCAGAAGACGCAGACGACCCACAAGACATCAACACCGCAAAAGCTTACTCGAAGGCTTCTGAGTATATCGCCGACGACAATGAAGCGAAGCTCCTGCACCTGAGAGCGATCTACACCCGCTGGAATCAGCCTTTCGTAGCCTACTACAACACGTATGTCTACGATGAAGAGTACGGAATGCTCGAGAAGCGGGAGTACGGCTCGTCAGAGCAGGATATGACGGAAGCGCACTGCCCTGGATGCGGAGACGAACTTCCCGTTCAGACTCCGAACAGCATATGCCCCGACTGTGGCCAGGAGGCAGTTCAGGAGACTACGACAGAGACGATCCCCGCCGTCACGAAGATCGAGGAGATCCCCAAGGGCAAAGAAAAGATCGAAGTCTACGGACCGCGCCATGTGCGTATCCCCTACAACATCAAGAAACTCCAACAAGGTGGATACCTCATTCTCGAGACGGAAGGTCACTGGGCGCAGTTGGTGAGCATCTTCCCTCAGCTTCAAGCCGAAGTGAAGGAAGGTTCTCCAGCGCAGACCTCAACCTCGGATCAATCCCGCATTGCTCGGCGGTCTCTTGAGGGAGCAACTCCTGACTCTGATCAGAGAACGCTCCATCGCTGTTGGTTCCGCAAGTGGACATACGAGCTTATCGCTGACGAGAATGTGAGAGCTTCTCTTCGTGTCAAGTTCCCCGAAGGCGTGCAGGTGACTTTCGTCGATGAAATCTTCGTGGAAGCCTTCGATGAGTCCATGGACGAGCATTGGACTCTCGTGCCAGATCCCTTCGCCGAGCATGTCCATGGAGATCCTATGGGGAAGCCGATGATCCCCATTCAGGACATGACGAACGACGTGGTCCAGCTCACATTGGAGAAGATCCTCTTCGGTATCCCCGACTCGTTTGGGGACCCAACGGTCCTCAACTTCAAGAAGTATGCGAACTCCGAGAAGTCTCCCGGTAGTATCTTCCAAGCGAAGCGACCACCTGGACAGAACCTGGATGCCGGATTCTTCCAGTTCAAACCTGCGACCCTCGGAGATAATGAGAGCATCTTCCGTGATGCGCTCGACCAGTACGGAATGTCGACGACAGGAGACTTCCCTGGAATTCATGGCGGACCTTTGCAGAAGGGTTCTTCGAGAACCGCTGACGAGTATCGTCAAGCAAAGCAATCCGCCCTTCAGAGACTCGGCATTCTTTGGTTCAACCTCGGCATCTGTTGGGCTCAGGTGATGAAGAAGGCTGTTAACGAGCTTCGGATTCACATGAAGTTCCAGGGTGAGGACGTGAAGTTCGTCGAAGAGGTCGGAAAGGGGTTCCTCAATGTCTGGATCAAGCTCGCGGACATTGCAGACGGTGAAATCGGAAGGGTCAGGCCCGAAAACGCTGATACGTTCCCTCTCACCACAGAACAGCAAAGAGGCGCACTGCTCGAACTTATCCAGACTGGAAATCCCATGCTCTCAGACTTCGTCTTCTCACCTGAGAATATCGGAGAGATGTCTCGGATCCTTATCGGACTGAATCGCTTCAAGGTTCCGGGTGAGGAAGCTCGCGAACAGCAGCTTCAGGAGATCCACGACATCCTAATCGGTGCGCCGGTCATGGTCGATGAGATGATGGATGACCATGAGATGCACGCCATAACAGGGAAGTCGTGGGCAGCAGGTGAGGATGGCAGGAAGACCAAGGAGATCAACCCGCAGGGCTTCCAGATGGTCGTCGAGCATGTACAGCAGCATGAGTTCATTCTACAGATGATGCAGGAGCAACAAGCTGCTGCTGAAGCCGCAGCCGCAGTCCCTGCTCCTAAGGGTGGTCAGGCACAGAAATCGGGGGCTGCTGAGTCAGTGCCTCCACCGGAAGGATAAGAAGATGGAAGCAATACAATTCGGCGAGCCGGTAAAGAGTCTCGACGCCGCTACGCCATCCAATGCACTCAACGGCACGGCTTACGCGGTTCCAAGCAACAACGTGGGATTCGCTTGGAGTACGGGCTTCTTGGTCGCTGTCGACGCGATCGACGTCGCGCTTCAGATCTCGATGGACAATTCGGTCTGGACGGACCTCGACTCCTCGACGGTAATTACAGGAGAAGCACGGTACAAGGATGGTTCTGCCAAGTTCGTGCGAGGTAGAGTCGAGACCGTTACCATTGGCTCGGGTGAGGAAATCACTCTCACGATTGCCCTCATTGGAGCTGGAGGAGGAGGAGGGTAGCTTGCAGCTTGCTGACCAACTTCTCCGACACGTCGACCAGTCCAATGCTCACCACTGGTTGTGGACTGGGGCTTTGAACAGGAACGGCTATGCGCTGGTCTTCGCCGAGGGGAAAACTACTCGTGCTCAAAGAGTCTCTTATGAGACCTTCGTTGGTCCCATCCCGCATGGCAAAGAGATCGCCCATCTCTGTGAGTACAGGCATTGCATTAGTCCAGCCTGTCTGACAGCTAGAACGCACCAAGAAAACATGGCGATGTAGAGAAGAAAAGGAGGTCTTCATGCAATGTTACAAGTGCGGAGAGAAGTTCGACTTCTCCTCGTATGGCAAGGACAGGGATGGCGTGACCAGGTTCGCGAGTGACCATGCCTCCCAAAAAGGTTGCGATTGGCCTGCCAATCATATTGGTGAGCTGGTGAAGCAATTGAGGAAGGAGGGAGGTAAGTAATGCCTACCCTTAGACTAGGCGCGACGGTCAACCTGTGGAGCGCAGAGACCTTCAGCGGTCTCAGCGCAGGTGACTATTCAGCAGTGGCAGAGTTTCTGCCCGGACAGGCTCGAGGCTTCCTTGTCTTCGAGCTAGTATTCAGTGCAGCGCCGACGGCGGTATCGCTCGACATCGAGCACGCCGAAGCCGGCGTCATCTACAGGAGACTGGTCAACTTCACGAAGGCTGTGGAGAGCTTCTCCTGTGCAGCGACACCTGGGAAGTACCGGGTCAAGGTCGTCACCGTGACAGCAGCGGCAGCAGAGACGCTCACCCTGACGGTCACGGCGCAGACCGAAGCTCCGGCAGTCGCGGACAACATCGAGATCAATGAGGCATCCGGTGACTCCGCCGGTGCCGTCCTGAGAATGGGACTCTCCGGATTTCCGCTCAGGAAGGATACAGTAGGAACAACGTTCATTTACGGGAACTTCGTGAATGACGCGGCATCAGGAGAGACGAACGCCCTGAAGCTCACCCTGGACGCTGGTGGGACGTTGCAGACCTACACCAACGTCTTCTACGGTGTTCTCAACATGACGGCTCAGCTGCGGAATCCGTTCGTGTACCAAGCCGACATGAACTGGACAACTCTTCTGGGTATTCAGGGAGCAGGTGGCGTTTACGGTGCCTACGTTTCCTTCCCAACTGGGGTGCTCGCGGAGACGGGTCGGTTCTCTGGTATCGCACTGGAGTTCGCATTCCCTGCTGGACTCACTCACGCCGCGAGTGGAACTCCACAAGTCGCCTTCTTCAATGCGGTTGTCAGTGGTGACGCCACTGCCATCACGTCGATAGAGACTGCTGGTATCGCCCAGGGCAGACTCTGCCTCATGAACCTTCAGGGCTTCACGGCTGGAGGAAGTCGTTGTTTCGCCGTTGGCACGAGCACTGCCAGCATCGCTGCAACTCTGCGCATCTTGATCGGCACAACCGAGTACTTCATCATGCTCTCGGCTGGAGCGTCCACGTAGTCTTAGGAGGTCGTTATGAAATTGTCTGTGTTGGAACGGTTGATCGTGTTGAACATCCTCCCGAAAGAGGGTGACGTCACAGCTTTGCGCGTTCTTCGTGATCTCGCTGGAAGACTTAGTTTCAGTGAAGAGGAACTCGCTCTCCTGCAGTTCACACTCATTCCTGGTCCTCCAGAGAGGACAGAGTGGAAAAAGGACGTAGTCGGTGAAGTCGAAATTTTGCTTGGGCCAAAAGCTCATAACCTGATTGTTGAGTCTTTCGAAGCACTCAACCAGGCCAAGCAAATGAAAATGGAATTTCTCCCGGTGTACGAGAAGTTCACGGAAGAGCCAAAGGAGTAGTGAAACATGACGAACGGTAGCAGTGAAGCCGACGACCTCGCCGCTGAGGCCGCGGACGATCTCGCGAGGACACATGCTCTCCTCGACGCTGAGGATAAGGGCAAAGGCGAGGGCAGTGGTGAAGGCGAGGGTGAGGGCGAAGGAGCTGGCACCGGAGAAGGTGAAGGTGAAGGCGCTGACCCTGGCGACGTCGGAGATCTCGGAACAGGTGAAGGTGAAGGAGCCGGCGAAGGCGAAGGTGAAGGAGAGGGGAAAGAAGGAGAAGAAGAGGGAGAGACCGAAGAAGAGAAGACTGCAAGGGAAGCGAAAGAGGAAGAGGAAAGTCTCGAGGGTGAACTCGAAAGCGAGTTCCGAGCCGAGGGCGAACCTCCACTCCTCCGAGAGATCAACAAGAAGTTCCCCAAGATTCTCAAGGAGATCAAACCCCTTCGCGGTGTCCTCTTCCGAGAGAATGCGTACAGCCAAGTCTTCGTTGATCCTCAAGAAGCTACACAGGCTGCACAATCCCTCGACGACTATCGCGAGTTCGAGCGTGAACTCATGGGCGGCTCGACCGAAAAGGTGCTGAGCGCGATCAAGAGTACAAACGCTGATGGATTCAAGAGATTCGTTAGTACCGTTCTCCCCGTACTTCAAACGCTCGATGCTGGCCTCTACTCAGAAGTGGCTACACCAGTCGTTGCGGCCATGCTACAACGGGTCGCACAAACAGGTAAGGCCACAGGCAACAAGAACCTCGAGAATTCTGCGAAACATATCGCTGGCCTCATTTGGCCAAACCTTAAGGGGGAGGTTCCAGAAACACCCAGGGCTCCCGTCGTTGACGAAGCGGCGGTGGCTCGTGACAAGGCGCAGGACGAGCGTGAACAAACGTTCGAGTTGCGCGTCCGAAAGGATTTTGTAGGTGGCGTGAAGGGAATGAGCGAGAAGTTGCTTCGCAAGCGAGTCGATAAAGGACTCGATCCGAACGACGCTCTGTCTCCCTTCTTGAAAGCCTCAGTCGTTGACAAAACGATTAGAGACGTCCAGGAGTTGATGGACGAAGATACTCGTTTCAATCGTGCGATGGATAACCTCTTCGACAAGGCTCGAAGGGGTGGGTACTCAAATGAGTTCAAAACCCGAATGATTGGCACGTTTCTCGGGCGTGCAACGCAACTCATTGGACCCATCAGGAAGCGTTATCTCCGTCAGGCGCTAGGTAAGTCTGATGGGGGTAAGAAACCACCAATGAGACGTCAGGTCGGCGAGGGTGCTGGAACGAAGGGTGGTGCAGAGGTCGATGCAAGTAAGATCGACTTCAGTCTATCCTCCGATATGGACATTCTCTCTGGCAAGGCGACTCGCAAAAAGCGTTAAGGAGATAGGCAATGCCTGCTCAAGATGAAGCTGCCGTTGCGGCAGTAGAGCTGGAGCACGTGGACAAGATCACTCCGGTCTTGTTCGAGCGCGAAGGCCCGTTCTTCAAGTGGGTGGATACTGCCGAAGACGTCGAGATCTCCAATCGGGATGCGAGGGTTCCCCTCGAAGTGTGGCCCGGAGGCAACTTCGGACACTACAATCCTGATGGTGGCGCCATGGGTCTGGGTTCAGCACCGAAATATGACAAGGCTGTGATCAACAGCCAGCACCTCAAGATGGGCACCCAGTACACGCGGAAGGCAGAGTGGGCGACAGAGAGTGGTCGGAAGGCTGTGGTGAATACCGTGCGGAGACTTTCCGCATCGGCCATCGCAGAGTTCCGGCGCTACCTGGACTCCGTTCTCATGACCGCGGGCCAAGGCGTTCTCGGCACCATTTCGGCAATTTCCAATGACGGTACGGACGATACGATCACGTTCGGCACAGACGGATTCGGTTCCAAGCTGGTTCGGTATGCTCAAGAAGTCGCTATCATGAGTACCGACCTGGCTATCAACCGGACCGGCGGGACCGACAAGACCATCAACTTCCACGACGTTGTGGCCAAGACGGCGAAGTACCCAGCAGCATCGAGCTTCGCCTCTGCCACCGACAAGGTGGTCGTTGGCGGTCTGGGCAACGTGACTGGATCGTCTGTCGTCTCCCTGCTTGGAGTTCCGTACCATCACTCCAGCGCGTCCTCCGGCACATGGCTGGGACTGAACCGTGCTGACTATCCGCAGATCCGGGCAAACCAGGTCGATGCGAATAGTGGCACGATCGCTCTCAGTTACGTCCGTCGGGCGATGAACATCATCGGTGACCGAGTTGGGATGGACAATGCAGGCAAGGCAGTCGCCTGGATGCATCCCTGCCAGGTCCAGGCCATCGAGAACTTGGGTTGGGGTCTGACGACTCTGCCCAAGACAGGCGGCAACAAGGAAAGTCTCGACCTGTTCTTCAGCGTCGATCAGATCGCAGGAATCCCGATTCGCAAGTCCTTCTCTTGGGACAAGACGCGGATCGACTTCGCGGTCAAGGGCGTGTGGAAGAAGGTCGTCTTCAAGAAGCCTGGCATCTACAAGAAGGGTTCGGAGTCGTTGTTCGATATTCGGAGCACCACCGATGGATCGACGAAGACCAGTCTGGTCTTCTACCACATCATCGGCTGCAACACGTACGTCAACAACCCGCCTCTGTGCTCGTACATCAACAACCTCGCAGTGCCGACAGGCTACTAAGCTGTTTCACCCATCTTTGGGGGGTGGGGAGACTCACCCCCCGGAGGTTTTCTCTTGAAGAACAAAGAAATCGACAACATCAATCGTTGGTTAGACGAGGAGTACGGCCATGATCTCCTTGGTCGCGCTCACTATCGAATCATCTGGTCTGTAGGTGAACTCGAGAAGAGAAAGGGAACCTTTCAAATCTTTTCTGGTCCCATCTTCCTTCGTGAGTTCTACGGAGTTCAAGAGCAACCGAAGTACAGGTATCATCCTGACTGGCGTGAGAGATGGATTCTGGAGAGGCTCGACTTTTCTCCTAACGACGAGCTTGTCCTGAATCAACCTGGTCATTACGAGCCCTTGTATGTTTTCTACGATAGGGAAGGTAAATACCAAAAACCTTTCCTAAGAGCAATCAAGTATTACATGTACATGCTCACCAAGCCGAGGCCAAAGCTGACGGATAAGCAATGGCAGAATCGCTTGGCAGAGGAAGAGAAGAAAGAGTTTGATGAAGAGACTGAGTTCTTCTACGGTTGTCTCGAGGACGAGTATGGTGGAGGAATCGCTTCAGCACTTCATTACGGCGAAGCAATAGTCAATCCTGGGGTTATCTTTGACGCAGATGAGAAACCCCATTGGTTCGATAGAGGTAAGAAAGATGCCAGCAACAGTAGTGACAGTGATTCCGTTCCCAGTAAAGGGAGACAAGCCGGGGCTGCAACCACCTGAGTACATTGTTCCCGCAGCGCGAGACGGGAAACATGAGATTCTGGTGGTGAAGGACGGCGTTCGGGGAATCTACCTCGACCACGACCGAGGGAGTGAGTCCGTTCGGGTCGACGCGGATATAATCGCGAGATCCATTGTGGAGGACTACGTCAAGAGCCAGCCTGCATCGGACCCGACTGCTGGCCCTGGACTCTTCTGGGTCAAGGAAGCATTAACGAAGGCAGAGGTAGCAGCGCGATACCCAAGAAAGATCGCAGCCGCTCTGAAGCTGCAACACAATTGGTGGACCAACTTGGTGAGGCTGGCGGATGACCTCTGGACCTCGAACCACAAGATGGCTCAGATCGGTGACCTCGATCGTGAGGCGTGTAGGCAGCTTGCACTCAAGCGAGACTGGCTGGATGACGCGCCTGACTCGATCATGAAGTGCCCGGTGTGCACGACGCTGGTCTCGATCGAGTCGATCATCTGCTTCGCCTGTCACGTGGTTCTCAAGGGGGATCAACTCGAGAAGTACGAGTTCTTCGGGGGCGGTCCTGTTCAGGCCGTGAACAGCAAGTAGGCGTATTAGGAGGGTAGAGTGGCTATTACTGTTGCAGATCCGCTAGGCCAAGCCGCGGCTCTGTTGAACGACCCTGATAGGGTCTCGTTCACCTATGACGCCATGCTACCCTTCTTCAAGATTGCCTGGCGTGAGATGCAAACGTTCCTCGTCAACAATGGCGTCACCGACGTTGATGAGTACACCACGACCGCCTTGACCATCACGGCTGACACGAAGGAGTGGACCTCCACGCCTACTGATCTTCTCTTCCCCATCAAGTTGTGGGAGAGAGCAGTTGGTGGATCGGTCGATGATTGGGTCGAGATGGATGAGAGGATCCCTGACCCGTCCGAGGCACAGGAGACGGAACTCGAGATCTGGTACTTCAAGGAGGGGAACATCTGGTTCCGTGGGGCGAATTCCGTTCGTCAGATCATTCTGAGATACCAGAAGGAGCTTGGTGCGATCGTCGATAAAGACACTTCGATCGCCGTTCGTGGCTCTATCTCGTTCCTGGCCTTCCGGACCGCAGGGATCATGGCGCGTGCGAGAGGAAACAAGGGTCGTGCAAATGATCTTGACGCAGATGCGAAGATGCATCTCGACAGTATCATCGCTACCAAGGTCAAAGATGAACAAGGAATGCCTGTGCGGCCTCGCCGTTATGGGTTCACTCGACGTGCGAATCGGTCACATAGACTGATCTAAGGAGAAGAAGATGGCTGAAGCATCCGTTGTTGTGACAGTAACGGACGTGATGCCCCTGGCAGGAAAAGGGGCAATCGTTCATGGGACACTCGCGGTCGACGCGTCCTCGGACGAGTACGCAGCTGGAGGTTTGGACCTCGGCAAGACGGAGTTCGGTGCGAAGTCTCCAGCCACACCGGGGACTCCACTGCAACTCTTCGCGAAGGGAATCGCGGGCTACGTGTACGAGTGGGATCGTGCCAACGAGCATCTGTTGATTCGCGAGTCGGCAGGGAGCAATACGGTGCTGTCAGAGATTGCGACATCGGCAATCCCCTCTGGAGTGAGTGGAGACACGATCAGCTTCATCGCACTCTTCGCCAAGCTTAGCTCGGACTAGATGCGCGATCATCATCCCATTCCGATAAAGGACTTTCGAGGGATATTCTCTCGAGGCATGGACGACGTGTGCCCGCAGGAGTTTGCCCTCGACTGTCTGAACGTGGAGTACAAGGAGAAAGGAGTAAAGACCAGAGCTGGCTTCGATTCCTTCAAGCAAGCAACAGGCAACTGGGATGGGAGTATTGTTCGAGTCTACGAGTACAAGAAACGTGGTGAAGCTAGTCGTCTCCTAGTTCTTGACGATGGCGGAAAGATCTGGGATACCCTGACTGCAATGACTACTGCGGTATTGGATATCGCGACGATGACGGACTTCTCTGCGGTAACCATCTTCGAGCGCGTCTTCATCACTCCACACGATGGGGACGTTGGACTCAGCAATGAGAGTGTCTACATCTACGACGGTGCGGGGACAGCGAGAGTAGCAGCCGGTGTCGCTCCTTCAGGTTACACTCTCGCGGTCGCGGACTCCGCAGCATCGGGGGACATTGAGGAGGGGACGCATCTCTTCTCTATCGCATACGAGACAGCCTCTGGACACATCACGAAGTTCGGGCTCACTGGGGGTGAAGTAAAGGTATACGAAGCTCCTGGGGGCAAGAAGGCCGACATGACGGCTATCCCAGTAGGCGCGGCTGGCACTGCGGCGCGGTACGTCATCGTGACGAAGATTCTCGTCGACTATGATGGGAACCCGGAGGATAAGCAGTGGTGGTTCCTTCCAGATGGGAAGATCGAAGACAACACAACGACGGTCCTAGCTGACATTAACTTCTTCGACTCCAGTCTTATCAACAGTGCGGAACGCCTGATGAATCAGGTTGCTACAATTCCAGCCGGAGCCTGTATTACGAGTTTCGGGAGCAGAATGCTCGTCGCTGGGGAAGCCTCTGCCAACGCCACGGCTCGTGCTTCTGAGCCTGGCTATCCCGAGTCAATCTCCGATCTCGAGGGAGGTATCGCTGTTGATCCTGGCGATGCTGGAGGAGCCATACACTACATGGTCGAGCATCGTGGAATTCTTTTCTTCCTGAAGGACCATCGAACGTATGCCTCGAAGGACAATGGCGCTGCACCGAACACCTGGAACGTCATACAAGTCGATGCCGCTCAGGGGACAGGTGTCCACGGCTCCGGTGGAGTCCTTGACGAAAAGGGACAGACGATGGATCAATTCCTCATCTGTACTCGAACAGGGCTTCAGAGATTTACAGGCACCTACGGGGATGCTAGAGAGCTCTCCTACGTCATCGAAGACATTTGGCAGAGGATTAATCCTCTCTACTTCAACAAGATTCACATCTCGATTGATCCAATCAAGAAGAGGGCCTACATCTGTGTCCCCCTTGATGCAGCAACTGAGCCCTCTCATATTCTCATGTGCGACTTCAATGAGGGTCTGGAGTGGGATAAGGTCAAGTGGGCACCTTGGCTGTTCCCCAAGAAGGGTACTACCTCGTGGGTCGAGACGAAGCACTCCACGAGGGAAACGCAGTTCAAATTTGGAGCCTCTGACGGAGGTATCTACGTTCGTAATACGGCCACACTGCTTGACTTCGGGACGGCGATTGAGTCTTATTACCGCCCCGGCTTCGTAACCGCCGATCCGTCCGGCGGTGTCTGCCACTTCCATGCGATTCGAGCACGCTGTGTCGGAGCGGGTAACCTCGATCTGACACTATACGGGGAAGACGACGCCACGAATTTACTCCCTGCATCCCTCACGCTCGCTGCTGCTCCAGGAAGAGAGCTATATCGTATTTTCTCGTTTACTGGCGAGAAGGTCTCTCTGAAGTTCGGAGTCAATGCGGCGAGTGAGTGGTTTGACATGTCGTCTCTCCGCATTGCTGGAAAACTCGTATGGAGTGAGCAGGCGCATTCTTGACACTACAATCTCACAACAACAGAATCGCTAATCTGGTTCAAACGTTCAGGAGGGATGACCCTCGTCTGGCGGACATTCTTGAGTTCATTGCTGGGGATCTTCACGAAGTCATCACAACTGTCTCCCCCATCCAGGAGCTTCTTGAGATCACTCTCGAAACAGGCGATCAGCCTCCTGCCGATGTCAGTGCCGCAGTCGTCGTGTTCTTGGATCGAGCGATCTTGATTGCATGGGCTCCAGTCACCGGCGCGCAGTTCTATGAGATTCGGGAGGGAGCTACTTGGGACGCCGCGACTTTCGTCTTGAAGACTCCTTCACTCAGCGCCGCTCTGGAGCCTAGGACTGCCAACACGTACAACATGCTCATCAAGGCGATTGCTTCCAACGGGCTGTACTCCGATGCTGCATTTGCTTTCGACATTGTTATCGAAGGAATAGACGCGCCATCAATGACTGCGCAGGTTATCGACAACAATGTCCTGCTCTACTGGACGATTCCCACCACGGTCTTCAAGATCGACTACTACATCGTCTATCGAGACACTGTTGAGTTCGCTCGGATCTCAGGGAACTTCCTCACACGATTCGAAGTCCTTCCAGGTACATACTTGTATGAAGTGGAAGCTATAGACATTGCCGGGACAGTAAGTGCGAAGGGCTCAATTTCTGCATCGGTTCGACAGCCTCCTGACTATGTTCTTGAGGGTGAGTACCTACCCGACTTCTCTCTCGGGACTATCATCAATGGGAAAGTCGATGCAAGCGGTGCGCTCATTGTCTGTATCGACGTCGCTGAAACCATTGCGGCTCACTTCACGAGTGAGAGTTATCTCGATCCAGAGGATCAGGTAACTGGCGGTTGGGCAAGATGGATTCAAGAGAATCTCATCACCGGCTCATATGAGGAGAAGAAAGACTTCGCCCCAGATGCTCCTAATGCTCCTCTCGAGAATACCATCGTCAACGTCACTTACGTCAAGGAGCAATTCGCTGGCTGTAGTGACGTTGCAGTCGTCGTCCAGATGAACGTGTCCGACGATGATGCTGCTTGGGCAGGCTGGACAGAAGGTGCATCTCAGTTCTTCGAGTCCTTCCGATATCTTAAGTTCAAGCTGGAGTTCACGGGGGCAAACGATGACGCAATGGTTGCGATCAGTTCCCTCAAGGTCGCGCTCAATATCAAAAAGGAGGTGGACTCGGGGGTAATGACCGCAGACAAGACTGACGGATCTGGCACGCCCGTGAGCTTTACTAAGGCTTTTAAGGACGTAGACTCCGTAACCGCAGAAACAGACGACGTCCAACCGATGACCGCTATAGTCAATTTCACTGATGTGCCCAACCCGACAGGGTTCGTCGTTTATGTCTTCGATACCAAGGGTCAGCGAGTCGATGCCACTGTCTACTGGAAAGCTCGAGGGGTTGTCTAGTGCCTTCTTGGGTTAGATTCAACGACACCAGTGATAGGTGGGAGTACTCCGTCAACGCTGGAGGTGCGTGGAATGAGCTGCCACTCGGGATTCGTCTAATCGACGGCACGGCGGCGGCTCCTTCGCTGGCTTTTGCGGATGATCCTGATACTGGTCTTTACAGAGTAGCAGCCGATAGGTATGGTTTAGTTGCTGGTGGGAGGCTCCTACTCTCTGGCATTAAACAGGCTGCTCAGGCAGGCCATACATTTTACAGTGCAGATGGTACTTCTTACCTTACCGCTCTCATTCTTGATAATAATTACACTTACTTATCTCATGGCTCCTCGAGTGCAGCTTCTCATTTCTACATCAGAAACACTACCGCAAATGGAACACTGCGACTCGGGACAGCCGGTATCGATAGGTGGGTTATAGCTGCCGCTGGACATTTTGAACCAACTGCTAACCTTGCATACGATATTGGGAGTGCAGCACTTAAGGCAAAGTCTATATACTCCAGTGCTTACCGTGGGCAGGTCATCAAGGGCATTGGCTTCAGTGGTGGTGAGTACAACATGAACGGTGCCGCTGATGATGAGCTAGTAAACTACAGGTTCACCATCCCAGCGGACACTCTTAAAGTGCCGGGAGACTTCGTTCTGATTGAGGGTGTTTTCATCCCCGCAGCGAACGCCAACACGAAGACCATTCGACACCAGCTCGACGCGACGATCAAGAGGATCTCTTGTCAGACAGCCGTCAACCTCGCCGACATGCGTGTTCGCGTCATGGTGAAGCTCTACTACCGCACCTCGACCACGGGGTCGTGGGGTGGGCTCTCTTGGATCAACGCGTCTGGTGCATCCCCCATCGCCGGTCAGGGCTACCTGATGAACGCAGGGCTGTCCAGCGCGGACTGGACCTCTGATCAAGTCCTCGCACTCTGGGCTCAAGGCGGTGCTAACCAAGACGTCAGAGCCACTGACTACAACGTTACAGCCTTCCTCGCAACTGCAGGATCAACGGTATAGGAGATCAAATGCCTACTCTTACCCTCAGCTTTGACGTACCCGCCGACGCAGTCCCCCGTCTTGAGGGACTCATGGTTCAGATGAATGAGGGTCGAATCGAGGGAGAAGAAGCACCTTGGGCAAGCGTCAATGAGATGATAGAGGCTATCCTCAAGAACCGTGTGAAGCTCCTTATTCTAGAAGCTGAGCGGCTTGAGACAAGCGCAGCACAGCTGGCCGTACAGGACGCAACTCCAGAGCAGATTGAGCGGATCGCTGCTATTCTGAAGGAGGAATAGTGAATATCAACGTCAATCTCGATGAGCAGGCACTAACGTCCCTGGAGCTGTACCGCAAACAGATCAACCGCACGCATGGGACAAACTATCCTGATCTTCAGGAAGCGCTCAATGATCTCACGAAGAAGTACCTTGGGAGCCTCGTGAACCAGGTACAGCAGAAGCGGAGAGATAAAGTCTCCAAGCTTTATCGTCACGCGAATAAGGGAAAGCGGGACCAGGTCGACGTAATACTCGAGGTCACAGATGATGATTGATGGAATGCCCGTCGAGGAATTCTTCACGATCATCGGTCAACAGGCCGTGAGGATCTACATGCTCGAGAGGGAGAAAACTGTACTCCAGGAGCAGGTCACAGAGCTACTGAAACCGAAGGAGAAGGAGGCTTCTCGTGGCTGATTGGGACGATCCAGAACTGACTAGCACGTATGCTGATTTCCTGAGCAAGCTCAAGGCACGCGACGTTGACGCTGCGTGTTTGAAGGAGTCCAGCTCGAATACTCCTACGGGATACATCCAGTGGGTAGTGGCCTCCAACAAGTTCCAGCGGTGGAGCGGCTCGGCCTGGGTCGATCTCGTTCTCTCCGTCGCTGGTGGTGGAACCGCAGGAGTAGTCGCGCTCGGAACAATGGCCTTCCAGAACTCGAATGCTGTCGCTATCTCGGCAGGGACGATTGCTGGGCTCACGACTTTCGAGTTTGCTTGTGATCTGATTCCTGATGGAGACGAGACCCGCAACCTCGGCTCGGATGCGAAGAAGATCAAGAAGGCTTACATCGGAGAAGGGTTAGTTATCCCCGTCGGCGTGGATAAGTGGGTTACAGCATAAGAGCGGATAAATGGCAGAAGTAACTACAGGCGCCCGAACCTTTATATCTGTCAATCAAGGTGCGCATACTGCCTCCTATAACATGCACGGCAGCTTCTCGGGCGAGGTTCAATCTACCGTAACCAGGAGGATCGACTACTATCTTGATGCTGTTCTAGTTGAGACGGGTGCACACGGCCAGGTAAGTGCTCTTAACACCTCTTGGAATTCTTACACCAATGGACAAACGCCTAAGGATCTCGTGGCGGATGAGGATGGATATTCGTGGAAGGCTCGGGTCACATCGAACATTTATGGGAGTCTTGTAGGAGCACTAGAGTATTTCAAGACCCACGCAGTCACAGCTACCGCTTCCACACCATCTTCTAGCGCTGTGACGGCTAGGACCGCGACCATCGCCTGCAATTATTACCCGAATGTTAATGTATCATCGTGCTCTGCCCAGCTTCAGTATAAGAAGACGGCTGATCCTGGTTGGACCAACGCTGGCTCTCCTGCAACTGACGGAGGGAAGGTGCAGGCCAGCGCCTCGGAAGGTATCACCGGTCTTGATCCCTCGACTCAGTATCAAGTCCGGCTCGTCATCACAAGAACAACTGAGAACGAGACGAGTCTAACTTCGGCTGTAGCGAGCTTTACGACTGAAGCAGGAGTTCCTGATCTTACTACAGATGCGGTGACCAATATCGCTGCTACTACAGCAATCCTTCATGGTACTCTTGTTATCAATGAGGGAGCCGGAGTCAATGTCTACTTCAAGTGGGGTGAGAATACTCCACCTGTTGCAAATCAAACGGCGAATCAATCCAAGTCGGCAGATGAGTCGTTCCAGCAGGCTATTTCTGGACTGTCTTATAATACGCTTTATTACTTCCAAGCCTTTGTTAGCTTTACTTCACCGGCTGGAAGTCCTATTTCTGGCTCAATACTCTCGTTCACTACAGCCGCAGATCCATCGGCGAAGGTTGGTTCCCTCTGGGTTGAGGACGTTGGAGTAAACTGGGTGGATACTAACAGGTTTGTAAAGGGTAGCACTGGAGTTGATCTTGGACTTCAAGCAGGGGCAAAGAAGGGTTCGCCTTGGGTTGAGGGAGATAACCTTCACTACATTGATGATGACAACCACGAAAGAAGGATTAATGGTATCCTTGGAGACGTCGTGGCTGGCCTGCCTGGCAGCATTTGGGTTCAGGCAGTAGTTCACCAGTTGCGGTGGGTTACAGAGGATTCGGGAGGAGGAACGAAGGAAGCCTCAATGGCTGCCTTCTAGCTGTTCAGACTCTGAACAGGATCAAGAACGATATGCTGTCTAAGTACAAGAAGAAGCAAGCACATTTCTCGCACTTCAAGGCTCAGCTGATTATCTTTGCGCACTCGCAAGGGTACTGCCTCGTAGAGTACGAGGGCTGTGTTATGCCAGATCGGAAGTCTCGTACTGGTAGAAGGTTCAGGGATGCTGTCCACATGAAGCTCTCTCTCCACTACGACCGCATGGCTTCTGACTTCGTCTTGTACGACGGTAAAACAGGAAAGCCTGTATACGACGGCGATGATCCTCGTTGGCTCAAGCTGGGAGAATTTTGGGAGTCTCTCAATCCCCTGTGCATGTGGGGTGGTCGGTTCGGTGACGCAAATCACTTCTCACTTTCACATGGCGGACGGAGTTAATTATGATTGAAGAGGCTCTTGTGGCGCTTGGTGCTTCCGTTACAGGATGGGCAACTCGCGTCGAGACGAAGATGGGGAGAACGAATCGAAAAGTGAACGAGCATGAGGTTGCCCTCGGGAAGATCCCTGCTGAGATACGAGTCGCTATACTCGAATCTGAGGAGCGGACTGGTGAGAAGATCGCTGACCTAAAGGAAACAGTGCTCCTTAAGTGTGGGAGGGACGACTAATGGCGCTCACTGGATCAGGACGGAAGGAACTAGCTGCCTGGACTAGAGGCGATCGAGCCGCAGCAGAGCGCGACTATGGCGATCTCGGTAGCCGTATGAAGAGCCGCGGGCAGGCCGCTTATGATAAATTCGGTGGTGAAGGTGGCGCTCAAGACTTCATTGGTGGTGAGCTTCGTGGCATCTACGAGGGCCTTGGCTCCAGTGGCGGCTATGGGGGAAGTGGAACTGGTGGCCTCCCAGGAAAGATGCAACCTTATCTGTCATGGGCCCAGGGTGTCGGTGAGCTAGGTGCTTCGAGCCCAGAGCAGCTTGAGGAAATGAAGGGTTGGGGAACCTTCAAGGAGGCTGCTGACACGGGCCTCTGGAGTGACGAGGATAAGCGTGACTTCAGAGCCAGGGGCACGCAGGGTCAAGAGGCATTCTTCGGCGGGATGGCCAGTGAGATGGCTCGTGGCAGACAGGTCCAAGGTGGCTATGGCACGGGTTATAGCACCTCAAGGTCTCAGCTAGCGAGAGATGCTGCTGCTGGTCAGGAGTCACAGAGACTCGGAGTCGAGACCACCATGGCTTCGTCCATCAGAGAGAATCGGAAGTGGGGAGCCCTCGGAGGCGCGGACGCTGCCCAGAAGATCTTCGGGAACATGATGGAAGGACAGAAGATGGGCATGAGCATCGAGCAGAGTATTGCGGCTGCGAAGCGTGCGGCTCGATCTTCTGCTGCGGCTGGTGGACGAGCACTGACTCGGGATCAGCTGATGCTCCTTGACGAGATCGGTGAGAACGCTCGCGCGACAGGCGGAGACCTTGATTACGCTCAGGAAGAGCGTCTGGGGTACGGTCAGAGAGGTGCAGAGCTAGCCGGAACTCGAGAGAGCATGGCAGGGCATCAGCAGAGAAAGGACATCTGGGACAAGATGGAACAGGGTACTAGGGCCCTCAAGAACGTCGGTGAAGGTATTGGATCGGTTGTTCCTGGGTAAAGGAGAAGACTAATGGGAGGCGAATACACGCCGTTTAACGCATTCGGGAGGTTCGACTTCACGGCTCCCACTTCACCTGAAGAAGAAGAGGAAGAGCGACGTCGAAGAGAGGGAATGTTTACTCCTGCTCCAGGAGGTGGTGAGGCGAGTGCTCTCCTCGCTCCAGAGGCACCACCAGAGGAAGGAGTGGAGGACTTCGGGGTCATTCAAGCTCCTGAGATTCAGGGTATGCCTCCTTCTCCCACAGCTGGCATCGCGGAGCAGTACCAGGACTGGATGAGTAGACAACCGGAGCGACCAGATCCCAGTCTGGGACGGAAAATCCTTGGTGGGGCTGTTGGCTTCCTCGCTGGGATGGGTGGAGGCGTGCAGGCAGGGAGGAGTGTCAATCGACGCATCCAGTATGGTGGCTATGATGAGGATGTAGCCGAGTGGGAGCAAGAAGGGGAGGCTCTCAAGGACGTCGGTACTTACACCACGACGGCAGCTGAGACAGAACGGAAGGGCCGTGGTGACGTCATGCGGCTCGAGGGTATCAACAGGAGAGTCACTGCTGCGAGAGAGTCCATTGAACAGAGAAAGACAGCAGAGGAAAGTCGTCATGCAGATCGTGAGGCTGCTGATCTCACTGACAACGAGAGACTGGAGGAGACCAAGGAGCATAATAACGCTCTGGAAGCGATCGCTGAGGAGAACAACAGGATCGACGCAATCTTCGGTGCAGCAGCTACGAGCCGAGCCGAGTCGGCTGCGACTGAAGCAGAGCGTGGACCTAGGCCAACGAAGCTTGGTGGCTACACTGACCTCAGCAACGCCATGATGGACTCTCTCAAGGAGATGATGGCGATCTATCCTGGCATGTCAAAGTACTTCAAGGCCATCGGAGACAGAGACGTCGCTATCATCAAGGGTCTCGACCTCTCTAATGAGGAGCATGGAGAGTTCACCTTCTGGCTGGATACTGCCAAGAAGAAGGCTGTGGAGAAGCTCAAGACTCTTCAGGGTGACGACGTAGAGCCTTTCATGAGAGGAGAGGTTCAGTAAATGGACTGGACTGATACTGGCTTCAATCCCCTCCGCGATGAGGAAGAGGAGAGGAGAGTCCCCTGGCGTGATCCTCGAACGGGGGAGATGCTTGAGCTTCGTTTCACTGGCACTCCCTCAACAGGGGATCGTGAGCGTCTCATAGAGGAAGCTCGTGCCAGGAAGTCTAGGGAGGTTGAGGACGTTGATCCCGGTACGGCCTTCGTTCGAGGGGCTGGAGAGAAGGCCAAGGCTGGTATCGAATGGGCGATGGACGCTCCAGTCCTGAAGCCTATCTCAGAAGCCCTGAGAAAGCCTGGAGTAAGTACAGCCGCTCGAATGCTCATTCCAGGTTATGCTGGAGTGGAGGCAGCAACGGGACTAGTCGCTGGAGCTGGTGCGGCTTTGGGAACGATGTGGGATCAGGGAGTAGAAGGTTTCGATCCCGACATCGTGAAGGAGGAAGCTGGAGAGGGCATCCACACTGCTCTCGAGATGGTCGCACCCATCGACGTTGCTGCCATCGGACTCACTGGTGGAGCTGGCATTGCTGCCAAGCTCGCGAGGTCCGCGAGAGGTCTTCAAGGAGCACGTGTACTTGGCCGACTAGGTCAGGCGGCTGACGTCTCTGAGGGTCTCTTCGGAGGTGGTCAGTTCCTGGGAGGTCTTGAGGAAGGGAACCTGGCTGAGATGGGTGTTGGACTAGCTCGTGCAGCTGGTGGTGCTGCAGGAGCAGCTTGGATCCCTGACGTCCCATCACCGAAGCAGCTAGGGACGGAGGTTGTGGAGGAGTTCCTTCCCGAGCGGATACCTGAGACGCCTTCAGATGTTCCAGATCTCCCTGGTGGAGAGACCATGAATCGTGGTCCCTTCGACGTTTCAGAGTCATGGGGTTCTGAGACTGGAGCTGTGGAGTTCGGAGGGAAGAGACCTCCAGAGCCAGTGAAGCTAGATCCACTACCTGAAGATCCCAATGCACTCATCGACCTTTGGGGTGGAGGAGAAGGAAGCAGTCACTTCAGTAGGAGTGCTGAGCGAGCAGGGTCCTACCCTGGTACGCCACGACACGTCCAGATTACACGGGCACAGTTCGATGAGTTCCATGCAGAGGCCACTAAGCAGGGACTGCCAGCCACCGATGACGTGTTTCTCCCCAATGACATAGTGAAGCAGTCAGTGGAAGATCCGAGTGCTCAACCAAGAGTTTGGGAGGGAGAGGGTGGAGAGGATGTTCAGGCCATTCTTAAGGAGCTAGAAGTAGAGGAGTTTCTACCACCCGCTAGAACAGGTTCTGAACAGATTACTGAGGGGGGCCTCGAAGGATCATACCAGGAGGGGGTGGTTCCCGTTCAGAAAGGCGTTCAAGGCGTTCAGGAAGGCGTTCAGCCCCCTGCAGTTCCCGGCCGGCCCGGAGAAGTCGGTCCTCTGGAAGAAATTCTTCCTCCAGAACTTGCTCCTGTGAAGGCTGAGCTTGATGAAGTAACGGCTGCGTTCAAGACAGCTGTCGAGAGTAATGACACCGCACAGATGCAACCCCTTGCTAATCGAATGAGTGAGTTGAACGACGAGATTGCGGGTGGACTCGATACTGCCAAGCAAGGTGCTATCGACGTCGAAGCTAAGGTTATTGATGACGTCGAACCCTACGACCAGGTGCCAGACGACATCGCTCGCGTAGAAGCTGATGCCGACGCCGCTATCCTCGAAGCTGATGCTCTTGCTCCAATAAAGAATCTCCGCCTACGACAAGTGACGGCAGACTCGGGACGCTTGGACCTTGCTCTTGACAAGGGTACTACTAGCCCTGACATGATTGAGCAGATGTTGAAAGATCAATTCCCAGAGCACTCTATCGAAGTTGCGCCGATGAAAGCGGGACTAGGTTGGGGCAAAGAGGTTGATCTTCATCATGTCACTTTCTGGAAAAATGGACGTCTTGACTATAAGGCAGCGGAACGTGCTCAGGAGTTACTAGGTGGTAAGCTCTTGCGAGAGGCTCCTGGCATGGAAGCTGCTAAGCCTCCTGTACGTTCAGAGGAACCACCAATCAAGCCTCCCGCGAAGCCTGCTCTCGAAGCTGTCGTTCCAACTGCCAAAGGCCAATCCTTCAATGAGTTCATGCAGGAGAAGTTCGGGGACAAGAGGACGACAGGGAAAGAAAGAGCTATTGCTCGTGCCGAGTACAAGGCAGGAGGAGAAGCCAAGAAGCTCCGCCAGATGGCAGAGGACGCCGGCATCCCGCCCGAGAGACTGCAAGAGGAGCTGAACAAGGGACCTGAGGAGCCGGAAGCCCAGAACATCCGTGTTGACGAGTGGATCAAGAATCCTGTTAGGAGTAACTTCGAGAAGATACACCCCGGACTCGCGGCGAAGTTCGACGACTACTTCAGTCTCGCTGAGGAACCTGCGATGAGGAATATCGCAGAGTTGTACAATCTCAAGAGGGGCCTCAATAAATCACAGCGGAAGGAAGCCATCAGTACCCTCGTCGAACTGGACCGACATCCTGAGAGGAACCTCGACGATCTCCGCTTCGATGATCCCCAGGTGGAGGCTGCAGTTCGTCAGGTCCGTATGATGGTCGACAAGACGTGGGATGATGCAGTGAAGGGTGGAGTACGGAAGGCCGATGATCGTCCGAGGAAAAACTACTTCCCTCGCAAGTTCGCTGAGGGGTGGGAGGACGAGGCTCTTCAGTCGCCGAAGCTCACAGAGAACTGGGAGGACATTGATCCGCATCTTGAAAAGCCTCGACTGACTGGACGGTCGGACTACAGGCGGGATTGGGATGTCCTCGATGAGTACTTCATTGGCGGTTATCGACGCATCTCGGAAGTACAGACCTTCGGGAAGGGGCTCAAGGAACTTAGGGATCTCCTCAAGACTCTACCCGTGGACCCAATGACTTCCAAGTTCGTGAGAATGAATGCTCGTAGAGTCCTGGGTCGAGAGCCGGAAGGACTCGGCGGAAAAGTCCTCGGTACTGCGCGGCACACTGAAGCACTCGCTGACCTCGGGCTCGCTCCGTTCTACCAGCCTATCCAGTACGTCAACGTTGGGCTCCACGCTGGCTTCGGAAGATCCGTGCGGGGACTGACGAACTTCATGACGCACTACGGTGACGAGACCTATCGAGCGTTGCGCTCTGGTGCCCTGACTCCGAATATCAGCCAGGAAGTCATTGGAGCATACGGAGGTAAGTCCACCTTCTATCCTCGTGCAGTCGAGAACTTCATGTACGGCATCCCGACCACTGACAAGTTCACCAGGATTCCTGCGAACACAGCGGGACGACTCCTGGTCCAGGATGCCCTAGAGTCCAAGTGGTACCAGACTCGCTACGCCAAGTGGAGTGCGGGGAAGGATCTCAAGGGTCTTGGGTTCGACGTCTCGAAGATCAAGGACACACCCGAGTGGCACGAGAAGGTTGGGAAGGCCCTCTCCGACAAGGCTCTCTACAGGACCGGCGCAATGGAGGTTCCGGGTTGGTTCTCCTCACCTGCTGGTAAGCTGGGGAGTCAGTACACGAGGTTCATGTACCGCCACTCCATCATGATCGGCAATCTCTTCAAGGAGGCTGCTCAGGGAAATGTCCTACCGCTCACAAGGTTCCTCACGGTGTCCATGCCTATCATACAGGGTGCCTCCGAATTCCTCATCCCACTGAGGGAGGGTCTGAGGGAGGCGATCAAGCAGAGCTTCGGTGAGGATCCGTATGATCTTGAGAAGATCAAGTGGGAAGCTCTTGGCGATGAGAACGCTTGGGATGACGAAGTCACTTGGGGAGCCATCCTCAGGAACAAGCGTATTCCTATGTCCCATCCGTACAAGCGAGCCCTTCAGAACTTCGCCATGTACGGCGGCATTGGTCTCTACCAAATGATAGTTGAGCGAATCTTCAGGGGAGGCAGCATCGAGGAGAAGGGTGCTCAGTGGCTTGGTCCTGTGATAGGCACTGGCATGGAAGCTGTAGGTTCGATAGCGGCTGACGTCGAGAGAGCCACTGAGGGTGAGTGGCCACGACACACGCCAAGAGTTGGTCTCCAACAGATCCCGGTGGGTGGCTACCAAGCTGCTAATCGGCTCTTCCCTCCCGAAGAACAGGGTAGAGGAACACGTGGTGAGAGGCGCAGGCGTGCGCGGTAACCTGTTCAGGGTGTGAACAAGATGGATTGGGGAAACTTCGGTGGGGACATTGCAGATCAATTCGGACGCTTGAGGTATGGAGTTCCAACGTCAGAGAAAGAGCGTCTGGCGAGAGAAGGTAATCTACCTGGAGCACCCGACCCAGCACGAGGAGTAGAGGAAGCGGACCGCTATGCTTCTGGATTCCTTTCTGGTCAAACCTGGCCGGTCGCGAGTGAGATGTTCCAACCACTCGTGGATCGGGTAAAGACTTCGGATCTTCCCGTCTTTGGAGGGGACAATCCTGAGCTACAGTCGTATGCGTCGGAGGGATCCAGGAGAGGATCACGGATGGATCCTCTACTCTTGAAACTACTAATGGGAGGAAAGTAAATGCCACTCGAAGGAACAGAAGAAAGATACGGAGGTGGGGGATTCCTCGGCGGAGGTGCTAGAGGGATGAGACGGCCAGGAGGCTGGGGGACGATGGCGGACCGATTCTCACCGGGTATGGAAGAGGGTGCTGGATCCACTGGTGGTGGAGAGTGGGGAGCAATCAAGGGAATGCCTCCTCCCGCAGAAGGGATGGGTGCTGGCGGTGTTCCTAGCTTCAGTGCTGCGCCTGCTCCTGCTGTCGATCTCAGCGCTCCTCCACTGGCTCCACTAGCTCCACCAGCCGCTCCTATCGGGAGAGGACAAGGACCGATGGCGATGCCTAGTCGTATGTCTTCACCGGCACCGCTCGCTGCCCCTGGACCTATGCAGGGTAACATCGGCTCTGCGATGCGTGGGGCTGGACAGATGAGTCCCGGTGGATTCGCAGGGAACTTCAGGAGAGGTGGTCAACCCCCTAATCAGGGTCAAGCTCCATACGAGAACCCCGGTGACAGACGGGCTCGTATCTCGCAGGAGGCTAAGGCAGCTCGTCGAGGTGGAGGAAGAGTCTAGTGCCACTCAAGGTCGGCAAGTCCGAGAAGACACTCGTCGAGAACTTCAAGACGGAGAGAGCCCATGGGAGGGATGAAGACCAAGCGTGGGCTATCTCCTACGAGGCGCAGCGTCGAGCGAAGAGAGGGAAGAAGAGGAAGCGTCGTAAGTACGACGACCACGACTACTCCTAGCGTGCTACTCCTTTCCCTTTCTTCAGGTCGATTTGATTCTTCATCTCTTCGGCGAGATCCTCACGGAGATTGTCGATGTTCGTGAGACACCACTCGAAGTAGTCGACGGGAATGTCCGCGAGTGCCTTCCCCTTATGCTTCCCGAATGGCATCTTCATCTTTGCCGGGCTAGACGTGGGGTCAATGGTCCCGACTTGCTTGCCGCCAACCGTGATCTTGATGCCTCTAGTTGCGACTGCGTCGAGCGGCTCCTTCCCTAGAGCAGCGATAGATCGGTCCACGATGTCTCCCCACGTGTGATTCTCTTTGCAGATGTATACGACCTTGAGACTGAGAACCTCACCATTGCACTCGGGACATCTGATGTCAGTCATGTTGCATACCCACGTCGTATAGCCAGATTTTGAGGTCGGAGAGATTCCCAAAGATTGGAAGGTTTAGTTCTCTGCACTTGTTGTGCTCTGCTCTAGAACCAGAAGAACCCATCCATAGCCCAACTGTTATTGCAGCATCTGCACATCTATTGAGAATCTCGAGGTCTCCCCTTAGAAAGATCTCCTCTAGCATCGTTCCCATGAAAAAGCGATTCATGGAATGCATGCAGATGGGGACCGCTCCGAGTCTCCAAACTGCGAGAGCCATTCCCTCAGCTATCCGAATATTCTGCTCGACCTCCCAAGTATTCTCTGCTCGGAATGGTCCGATTATGTAAATGACTTTCATGGACTGATCTCCACGGTAGCATCCCTTACCAACCTGGGAGGCCTGACTGTCACTAGTCTCTGCGCTTTGTTTAGACACTCGAAGGTGATACCATCCGTCGGGTCCACTATGATGCGCACGAGAGTGTACGCCTCACTGTTCATGCTATGACCCTTCCCTGTTCTGACTATCAAATCCATTACTTTACCTCAATGAGCTCTTCACAATTGCGGCTCATCAACTCCATCCAGCACTCCAGGCAGTAGCGCCTGTCGATCTTCTTCCTAGGAAGGTCGATTGTGAGCTGCACACCAACGGCTGCCTCCCCATGAAGAGGGCACTTCCACCTTCTCTCATCAATAGTACCCATCAGTGAATCCCTCCCTTGAATGCTTCGATTACGTCAAGCAACGTGTCCGTTGCAGTGTAGAGTTCGTCCTTACCAACAGTCCTGGCCGTGACTGCCTTAGCTCCCTCTAGAGTTTGGATGACGATAGATAGCTCAGCAGCAGTGAAGTCTCCCCAATGCTTGATTAGAAGCTCCGAGCGCTTGACCTTATGATCTGGGGAGGACTCAAGTTCCTCCAGGACGATCCTGACCTTCGGACTGAAGTCAGACTCACCATGCCCTCGAGTGGCAGATGCTGCGGTCTTGATCGCTGACTCGAGCAGGTCCATGGCCTCTTGAATGTCCTCCTTGAGGTATATCAGTTCCGTGTCCCTCGCAAGGGAGAGTAGCATGGCGACTTTCAGGATTTGATCATGGATTCTATTCGCGGTCCCAGTATCATCCTCCATATCCTCAGGGTTGAAGGTCTTGTACCACTCCCGATAGAACTCTGCGGCATCATCACTCCACTTGAATTCGCCCTCGACCTTCGAGAGCTCGACGAGGTATCGCACAAGCTCTGCGGTATCGAGCCGCTGCTTCGGGGCGTCGATGAGTGGATTCTTCAGGGCTCTCCTACTCTCCTCGACGATGATCGTCCGTGCGATGAATCCTCCAGTAATGTCCTTCGAGTGGACCATGTCCTTGAAGTGAGGAGGGTTGATGGCTCCCAGGAGGGTAACGGCGATGTCCTTCAATGACTCCTTCCCAGTCCCCTTGAGGGTATAGTCCCATCCGTCTTGGTGATAGTGACCGTCGTAGAGATCCATGAGGATAGTGAGAGTCTGAGGGTCCTCGATGAACGTAGTAGACAACTCTCCCGTTACTATAAAGCCATGAGCTTTGACGAGTGGAGACTGTTTAGGCTTGGTGACAGTCGTAGACAACTCATGTATAATCGCTTGGATAGAGTTCCGTCCCGAGATGACTCTCGTATTGTCAACAACCTTCACTAGAGCCTTGGCCAGCATTGGTGGGAAACTTTTACGCAGCCCAGATTTAGCAACAAGCAGGACATAGATGTTGGGAAATAGCTTGTAGTAGTGCTTGTCAAGGTAGACCCGATCCGTCATGACAGCTGAGATCGCACAGAGTGCAGCCCATCTGACGAACGAACGAGGAGACTCTGCCTCCAAGGTGGCGTCCATCACGTCGTCGATCCAGTTTCGCGTCATGCGATATTCTCTTGGCCTTACAGTTTCTACTATCCAGCGGATACAGGCAGCTTGAGCTTCTTCAAGTCCTTGTAGTTCTCTCCTACTTCTATGTCGCATGGTATAGATAGTTCTCCTCTTGAGATAGTGCAACCCGAGAAGTCGATGGGCTCCTCCATGACTTCCTTGACGTACGGCGCCACCTCCTGTTCGAGCATGTTCCTCTCGCCCTCGCAAGTGAAGGAGTCATGAGCTTCTATCAATATCCTGAGGAGAGGGAACTTCTTCTTAGTCTTGATCATCGCTCCCTTGGTTTTATCAGAAACGTCAGCTTGGGGGATGTAGGAATACATCTCTCGATATAGGTCATCATTGAGTCGGTTGAGAAATTGACGCACTCTCCCGTGTGCGGTTCTGAGTATGCGGTCACCGTGAGCCACGGCGCGGATGGCCGGCCAATAAACCTCTTGAATCTTTGGACACTTCTCGTCCATAATCTCAAGGACTTTTCCTGCTCTCCATTGGGAAACTTGGATATCAATACCAAACCGTCTTGCCTGCGTGTTAGCTTCCAGCATGAGCCTACGGGCTGTAGTTCCATAAGCATAGGCATGTCTTCCAATCTTCCCAATATGGCGTTCAGGAGCGGGTTTCTGGTAGCTGGCTTCATCACCTCCGAAGATGAATGCGGACGTTCGCGCATGGACATCGACTCCCTCCTTGAACCATCGAAGTAGTTCTTCATCCTGTGACAGTACAGCGACAACTCTAGTCTCAGCCGTGGCCAAGTCAGCGTTTAGAAATACCCAGCCAGGGAAAGTCGGTACAAACATGGTGCGAATATCCCCTCCGAGATCCCCATGCTTGGTGATGGAGTGGAAGGACATTCCCATCTCATGCATCCTGACGGGTTTCTTGAGAATGGCTGTAGAGGAGCGACCGGCCTCCGTTCCCACTAGGCGGTAGCTCGTTCTCATTCTGCCATCGTAGTCAACGCGCGATGCAATCTTAGACTTGGCGTTTCTTATCCGGCGGATATTGATGATGTGATTGAGGACCGCTCTCTTGTCATCCTTCTTGACGACGTTCATGAGGAGAGCAACAAGGGTATCTTCGTCTACCTTGGCCCGTCGAGGGATTCTCAATTCTTCCCAGAGGAGGAACTTGACCTGCGGGTGGGAGTTACAGTTGATTGGGTGCCCGATGATCTTGAAGAGCTTATCTTCTTCTTCCAGTTGGAGGTCAATGTACCTCGCATAGAGCTTGTTACGGACGTCGAAGTCTACCTTGAGACCTATCTCCTCTATCTCTTGATAGATCGGATGGAGCTTCATCACGAAGTTGAAGAAGAAGTCAACCAGTCCAATCTCCTCCGCGTCCTTCATGAGTTCTTCGTAAGCCTCGAAGGTGACAGCAGAGTCCCGCGCGTTGTAGATGAGGATCTTCTCGATGCTATCCTTCGAGGGATCGAAAGTCCTATACTCATCCTTGTAGTAGGGTTCACGGGTGTAAGTCGAGGTGATAAATGCTAGGTTCGCGTCGAACTCAGGATTGACAGTCTTCTGCAAGAGCATCGTGTCAGCGAAGAGTTTCCACATGCGGAAGCCAATGCATGATAGCTTCTCGTCGTCATACTTCCAGTTCTGACCGATGAACTCCATCGTCTTGTCACGGAGGAACTTGTCAATCATCCTCCAAATCTCAGCGAGATCGTAAGTGGGGATAGATAGACCAGGGAGGGGTACGAGAGGGACACTCAGTGACTCATGCCTGGAGAAGGCAATCGAGATCATCGACGGGACGCAGTGGTATGCCTCTATGTCAAGGGCTGCACGTTTATCACCCTCATGCCGCCCGAGGTAGTCATAAAGATCAAGGCTCCGCTTGGCGAAGCTCAAGTTACGCTTGGGGAGTTCCAGTTCCTCAGTGAGAGACTCCTCCACTGCTCGGTTAAAGTCCATCTGGATGTAGACCTTAGCCGAGTATGGGAACATCCCCTTCTTGCCACGACGCTCGAAGAGGTTTGCTGGATGTATTGAGGCTACTACCTTCCCACCTACATATAGGCAGGGGAGGATACTTCCCCTCCACTTCTTGATTCCGCTCTCTCCTGTCAGGACTTGTAGTGCTAGGTTACCAAGCGCAAGGATACACTTCGCTCCACCTTGCGTCCTTATAGCTTTAAGTGTCGTCCACAGGTCAGGGATGCACTCCTCGATCGTGTGCCCAGTTTCAGCGGCTCGTCTAATGTCATTCCCTGGAGGGCGATACGGAAAGACGTTGGTGTAGAAGCAAGCCTCTGGTGCGATTCCAGCAAGACGGAGCATGGACCGCGTCTCTTGTCCGGTTGGCCCAACAAAGGGCTGCCCTTGCTCTTCTTCTTGCTTGCCGGGAGCTTCACCACATACGACGAGATCGGCCGAGGATGATCCATAACCAGGGACATACCTATAGCTCACGAACCTTCTTGAGGTTCGCTATGACTTCGTCGAGGCTACGGAACCAGTCCCAGCTTTCCATCCTCTCTATGCACTCATCGAGAATCTCCAAGTCCTCCCTCGTCAAGTGATCGTCAACGTCCTTCACGGCGAACCCTGCCTTGAGCGCACGATAAAGCTCCCGCTTGAACTCCTCCCTTCCCTCTGGAGACGACTCGATCCACAACTTGGTAGAGATAGCGGCACGTACTCCCGAGATCATGAGGTCATCGGCGGTGTCGTACTCCGGGAGTTTCTCGATGACCGTCATGCAACCCCGGACGAGTTCTTCCTTGGTCATTTCTTCTCCCCTGATACATAATCGACGATGATTCGATCACGTTTGTCTATTTCCCTCTCTAGCTCCTTAACGCGGACTCTAAGTGCCCTTACGTGCTCATCCCGCAGTTTGCTGGTTTCCCTGTGGACCACATCCGTTAGATTGCAGAGATTCACTTGCGTGGGATGATCGAACGCCCGTCTCCGCGCTTGAAGGATTGGGTTGTCTTTGAATGGCTCCTCGTTCTCTGATGCCGTGAAAACGCCAGAGACCATCTTCGGTTGCTCCGGTTCCGGACCATACAACTCAGCCCGCAGCCGCTCGTTCTCGTCCAGCGTCTTGACGTGGTCGTTCATTTCTTTCCCATCCGTTTCTTGATTCCTTCGTAAGCAGTATGGTCCCGCTCGATGGCGATCCATCGGCGCTTCAGTGACTCGCAAGCCTCGACATGAGCACCCGAGCCAGCAAAGGGATCGAGTATTACGGAACCTTCGTGACTACAGTCTCGGAGGATATGTTGGATTGCTTTGATGGGCTTTTCGTGTGGATGGGTAAGTTTGACGGGGGGAAGTGGGGGGTAGACAAGGACGGAGGATTGTTGGGTGGAGTGTGTGAGGGATGGGGAGCCTTTCACGGCGAGGAGTATCAGCTCAAAGTCTCGTGAGTATTCCCAAGCTCGTGCTCCCTTGGAGATGACTACTCCGTGGAGCTTCGCTCTTGCATCCTGTACTGGAGGGGTTCCCTCAAAGACGACTCTCAGTTCCTTCTTCACCCAGAATAGTGGGGTCTTGGCAACAGTGAAGCCGAAGTGAGGAAGTCGTCGGGAGTAGGAACGGAAGTCCTCGAAGCCGACGAACATGTAGAGGAAGGAGTCGGGCTTGAGAACCCGATAGACTTCCTTGAAAACGGGAACGGTATCGTCGTCTCTCGTGAGCTTCTCGTCCACGTACTTGAGCCAAGGCGGATCAGTGATGCACGCATTGAAGGAGGAATGTGGAAACTGCTTGAGGATGTCAGTGGCTGATCCATTATACACCTGGTTGATAGCAAACTCCACTGGAGCTTCTGCTCCCAGCTCTGCCTCGATTCTCTTCGCAGCGGAGCGGACTAGACGAATAGCAGTATCCCTGTCCTTGATCTTCCTGAGCACTGGGTCACGCTTGACTGCTGCGTCCAGTGCTATGGCCTCAGAAATGAAACCGAGAGACTTGCCTAGCTCCGCAGCAGTATCTCTCATCGAGTGACCAGGCCGCTCTCGCTTGGCCTTTCCTTTCTTAGGCTCAGCTATTCCTTTCTCCTCCTGCCGAAGGGCATGCCAATCGGCGACGTACTCACAGATTTCCCACCAGGGAAGGTTGTACCTTCGTAAGTTCTCCTCGATCTGAATCAGTTTGAGTTCCTTCTCATCCCCCGAGACGATAACGCAAGGGACCTCCATGTGCCCTATCATCTCGCAGGCTCTGAGTCGTTTCCTCCCCGCTCTAACCATGTAGCTAGGCGGCGTAGTGTTCAGATCCTGAACAGCAAGGGGATGCAAGAGTCCTCTCTCCCTAATGGACTCGGATAGTTCCTCGATCTCGCGAGTGACTTCAGTGTCCTCTGCTCCCCCGAGGAACTGCATTTGGATGTGTTGAATCTTTAGTTCCTTCATTTTCTCCTCTGCGACGACCCACAATTGCAGTGGTGCTGATAGGTTGCGTGACCGACGATTCCCTTACACGTGTGGTGTAGATGGAACTCGTCGTTACTCTTTGTCGTCCATTCGTGGTCGCATCTAGGCTTTTGGCGCAGGAGGAGGGCCCGCTGAATAATGGGATCTCTCAGACTCCCAGGGTAACTCGACGACTGTGAACCCGGCCGCATTCCTGTGACCTCTTTAACTAGCTCGCTTAGATGCTTCGCCATGGTTTATCTCAACGCCTCCTGTCTGAGTAGGTCGGCGAGCATCACGACGTCCCTTGGATTGGGCTCGCCATCCGCGATATACGACATGAACCCATGGGCGAGGAAGTGGCAGCGGTCGTGGAGTGGGGGTCTGAAGACTTCTGATTGACTACCCCCAAGATATCCCACTCCTTGCATACCCTTGGCTCGTGTGGCTTGAATCTCCGCGAGACGCTTCTCTTCAGCTCGATCTTCACTCATTTCTTCCTCCTTACCATCGGGAAAGGTGATTCTTTTCCCTAGGTCTAGTATACCTGTTACCATCTTCGTCCCTCCTATGCAGCCCCCTTGAGGGTAGGGGGCTGGAACGAGGTACGACTTTCCTATACGGAATGGACCGAGTGACCAACGATTCTGAACTTGGAGAACACGGCAAGCTTCGACACACCGTCAGACATAGCGGTGTACCGAAATGCGAGGACGTTCTCGTTGTCTGCCTTGATCTCCACATCCTTGAAGGAGAATGTGTGACCACTCTCCATGAAGATGCAGAGATTGACTCGTGGCTTCGAAGCGGCACTCATTTTCTTACCTCAAGTGACTAAAGCTCCCACCATGCTCTAGCTCCGGTCGAGTCCCTACTTGGTAGCATATACTCTCTCGACCCCCAGGTAGATCCAACGCACCTACCTACGCAAGGAATGAAACGGCTTTAGACGTCGGGGGCGGGCTCCTCGGGATCTCCCTCGGTGGCCTCGTCGTCGTCCTCGTCTTCGGCGTGCTCTTCCTTCTCGAGAGCGTCCTCGTCAGGCTCTGGAGCTTCGGGCTCAGGAGCATGCTCGAGGGGTTCGCCCCCTTCAGGAGAAGCGAGTAGGGTGTATCGTTCTTCCACGTTGTCCTCCTACCCAGTCTCGACAATGTGCTTGCGGAAACGAGCCACATTGTTCTGGAGGTTGCCCTTGTCGTCCTTGCGCTGCTCGATGTAGCCGTCGATGGTCTTGCCCTTGGTGGAGTCGAACTCGAAGTTGCCACCACCCTCGACGAGGGGAGTGCCGCAAGCTTCTGCGAAGTCCTTGATGAATCCAGGAGCTTTCTCATTGAAGTAGCGCGGAACAGGAACGCCCTTGTACTTCCCGTCCGAGATGATCAGAAGGTCGACGATGACATTCTGAGAGGCGTCTGTCTTGGCCTCCTCCTCGCGGATTCCTTCGACTCGAAGAGCGTACCACGCGGCCGCCTCGATCAGGGTTCCACGGAGAAGATCTTCTGCGGAGTATCTCATCTTTGGCATAGTTTACATTCCTTTGGTTGGTAGTTAAGGTCAGCGAGGATTTCCCCACTTTCGCTGGGGCTACCCACAAACTCCACGGCCTCACGCCCACGATGGGTTATTTATGAAGCCACGTATTCCGATATGATAGTACGCATCTTACTGATAATGGCCTTCAGCTCTCTCACTCGTTCCTCAGCTTCCATTGCGCGAGCTGCGAACCTAATTACTCGATCCTGCTGTACTTGGACTTCTTTCCTTTCTCGATCAATGCCTTTCCTCCACGTTTGGACTTCCTCCTTGAGTCGTTCGATCTCGCGCCGCTCTTGAGACTCCGGGCAGTAACGAGAGTGCTGCTCCGGGGCAGGCTTGCACATGCATCTTGTTGCCATCTTGTCCTCCGCTGCGTCCTTATCGAGGATACATTTTAGACACATCTCACTTCTCCAACAATGTCGCGGCGTAAGACGAGTCCATCTTCTTCACTTCCTCCATGATCTTAGGATAGAGTCCAAGCTCTCCCGGTTTCATCGACCAGTCCATCTTACCAGGGAGGGATAGAGCGGATCTACATTCGGGGTAGATTTCGTTGGGGACAGTATAGATGTAATACTCCGGCAGGTCACCCATCACTCCGGGTGTCGAGGGCTCGAAGAGGTAGACTTCATCGAAGAAGATGGGAACCTTCGGAGCTATCTTCCGACCTTGAGTCACGACGAGTCGCTCGACTCGCTCCTCCTCGGCTGCGTTCTGTCCCTTGCCCTTCTTCACCTTGTAGGTAATGGTTATGAGGTGAGCGGTCATGATGAAGTGGCGAGGGAATGTGCGGAGATTGTCGAGGACTGCGGAGATGCATCGCTGCTCCGCCTTGTAGTCCTGGATCTCGGGCATGGAGAGACCTGACTTGCCAAGCTTCATCGCGGCGGATCTGGGAGTACAGTCCATTGAGAAGGTGATACTCTGATCAGCGAGCATCGTTAGCCCGTCGAGAACTACTCCCCAGTAGCGGCTAGGATCATCGAGGAGCCAGTTCACCTTGTCGAAGAGTCTCTCGAAGTCGTGGGGCTTGTAGTAGTCGAAGTCGATCTTGTCGAGGAGCTGAGGGTACATTTTTACGATCGGGCGGATGCGGCCGTCCAAGTCGAAGACATATATCTTCTCCCCTTCAGGAGCTAGCTGGGCGAGGGACGCCGCTCCGACGGTCTTGCCTCCTCCCGAACGACCGACATGCAGGGCCTTGATCCTGCCTGCGGGGGGTACTTCACTTAGACTTGGCATCTTTCTCCCTCTTAATGAATTTCACTACTCCTGTGAGTTCGATCTCCACTCTCACAAACTGTGGATCATTCGGCCGAATGTCTAGTTCTAGAGTAAGACTATCTCTCTTGCAGACCAGTCGCTCCGCGTCGACGAAGAGTTGTAGAACTCCTGTCTCATCAACTACTTGAACTATCACAGATCACTCTCCTTCGGCTTATCCGTCTCACCGAGGATCCACTCGACGTCGAGGACTCCTCCGTCCTTGAGATTGTCCCAGTTTGCTTCGAGCCATAGGTGTGCCTCATGCATCGTCCGACCTGTCCAACCAAAGGGATCGAACTGGCACTCCATGTGGGTGAAGTGAATGAGGATTACGAAAGGCATCCCGTGGAATCCTGCACGTGCCAGTAAGGGATCGTCGTCCCCATCGACACGTAGAGCAAGAGCAGGAACGAGCGTAGCCCTATCCCTGATTTCGACTCTCTTGACTTCGATCATTCGATACCTCCATGGTGAAGACCACTGTCTCGAATTTGATCTCCTTTAAGAGTGAAATGAGACTGCGTTCAGCACTAAAGGGCCTGGGGAGGATCTTGATTGCTTTACGCTCGACTTCCTCTTGTAGCCACTTTCGTGCTTTCCTCTCTAGAGCCTCACGGACTGTGCGAAGGACGGATGCGGACGTTTCTTCCATCACTTCCTCCTCTTGACCTGCGTACACACACTCTTCCTTCCTGGCCTGCAGAATCCGTTCTTGCAGTGGAAGTTCGCGTGCAGCGAGTGGTGACGCTTGTGCTTGCGGCAGTAGATTCTAACCTTCATTCAATACTCCCTCTCCCTCGATAATACATGATGACGAAGATGATGAGACCTATGGGCCAGAGAATCTTGAAGAAGAGAAGCGTAAGGAAGGCATCCATTTGAGGCCATGCCCCACTTCGATCGATGAATCTCAAGTCAATCATCTTGTTGAGCATCACGCTCGCGAGGATATAGGCCAGGAGGTAGATCATTACCCCAGCACTCCTCCCCTTTCCATGTCGAGGTGCTTGACTCTCTCTTCGATCTCAGCCTCGAGCTTGGGATTCGCCTTGAGCTGCTCCATCGCGTCGTCTATGAGACTGGCGGAGTGGTCTGTGACTGCATCGTCTGCTGCAAGGGCAGCAACCTTCTCGCCCAGACCATCCTCGACGGCATCGTCATACGCTTCTTGCCAGACTTCTTTCGGGTCTTTCATTTCCTACCTCTTATCGTAAATGGACTGTAGCCTCACGCGCTTGATGAAGTTTTCGTTGAGGAATCTTTCCCTTTCATCCGGGCTCTGCATGCAGACATCTTGGAACCAGCAGCCGCTGTACTCGTCACACTTGGTGAAGTCAGGTGGCCAGTTGTCGCTCTTGATACAGGCGTCGATGAACTGCGCGCGGTAGACAGTCCATCCCACCCACCACTCTAGGACTTTTTGAGGGTAGGGGAAGAAATCTCGAGTAAACTTCCTCTCAGGGGGTACCGTCTTCTGGAAGCCTACGTTATTTCTCATGGATCGCTTCGTGCCAGAAACGTGTGCGTAAGCCATGAACTGATTAGAGACAGGCGTCGCTTCCTTGTTCCGGCTTCGAGTCTTGTGATCCGTCCAAAGCAGGTGCCCCTGCTGGTTCTCGAAGATGATATCGACGATCATTTGAAGGAGAACTCTCAATCCTTCTTCCTCGTCAGTATCCTCCCGCTCGAATAGGACGAAAGTGACGGGATGCTCTATGGCGACTGGAGTGTACGGATCAGTCTGCCAGAAGAGACAGTACTGATTGAAGGTACTAATGACTACGTCTTCGGACTCCTCGATTTCAAGGTCCATCTTGATGACTTTCTTCCGACCCAACTCGATAGCCTTATCGATCATCTCAAGGTGTGGGAGCCGCTCCTCTGGCTTCTTCATCTTCTCGCGATAGTATTCCGCGAGCATGATATGCATGAGGTCGCCCTTCTCAAGGAAGGCAGGCTTCTTCTTGGGCGCCGCTTCGACGATCTTATCGTACATAAATTTCGTCATGCACGAAGAGAGGTTGAGTGAGTTAGGAGAGGTCAAGAGCGTCTTCATAATTCCCTCGCATGAACTGGAAAGCCTTTCTTGCTTTCTTCTCGTCCAGACTCTCGAAGACTATCTCGCCCGTCTTGATGTTGTAGATTTGGGCGACAGTAGTACATACGACTCGATAACCTATGTCGAGCCTGTGTATGTCCTCAGAAGTAATTTCCTCAGTCATGTTCGTTCTGAAAGAGACGAAGTATGAGACCATCGTCCCATCGAAGTATTACTCCTAGATCGAGATGGACTCGGAGGCTTCCATTCTTCCAAGCAACACCTACACGTTGCCAGCTTTCCTCACCCTCAGGCTTTGCCTTAAGGATGTAGTCAGGTTTTCGTTTCAACTCATTCTCCCTCAGACGAGATCGTGTTTGACAAGTTTCTCTTTGACTCCATTGACCCTAAGAGTAGTTAGGTTGACGTCCTTGTCTAGGTGTCCAAGCTGGAACTTGAGGTAGGTCTTACGACTAAGATCATCGGGCATATTCTTGAGAGCAACGAGGATAGCTTTAAGCCTCTCCTCTAGGATCCAAGCTGCCCGCATCGCTCCTTCGACTTCATCGACTATGTGACTTTTCACTTCTTACCCTCCGAAATACCACGATCCCTTATACGCAGGACCGTACCAACAGCCGTCTGTAAAAGCTACGGAGTGATACTCTTCAATGACATCACCTGAAGCCCGAACAGCGAGAGCATCTGCCCAAGGACCGCGCGCGCAGATGTTCACCCGCTGAAGCTCCACTGCCAGCAGTGCTAGCGTGTTGAAGGGATTCTCTCCACACCGCTCGCCGACCTGAACCTTCGCGGCTTCGACTTGGTCCATCATCTCAGGTGCACTGCGGAACCAGCTCCACCCTGGAGCCTCCGCGTCTGGAATGATGCAAGAGGTATCGCGGTGAGTGCAGCACAGTTGGTACTGCCACCAGCCATCGCGGAGCTCGTAGCAATCACAAAGGATCGCGCAGTCGGCTCTTTGCTCTGGAGTGAGATGTTCTCTCGCTGCGATCGCCTGACACTGCTGGGCTTCTGGAGGAGCCTCACTCCCTGTTGGAACTATCACCTCCTTCGTACATGCGACGAGTGCGACCAGTGATAGTACAGCGATTAGACTTTTCATTTTTTCCTCCTAAAACAAAAGGCGCGGATCTTCCCAGTTGTCCACGACACACTGATTGGCAAGGTCTTCTACGTTGATAGAGTAGTCACCATACCCCATCTTGAGATGGCAGCACTCGTGTCTGGCGAAGGCAAAAAGCAAATCTCTATCATACCTCTCAGGGTCCTCCGCTAACCGAGACCATATGACTACCTCATTCTTGCTGATAGCTGCCCACATTGCAGCCGTGAGGGTCTCACCTGGACGGCCATAAGGTGTACCATCAATTAGTCTCACTTCATCAGAGTATCTTATGACAGCAGTGATACTTAGTTTATTGCACTCGTTCATGACTATGGCTGCTATGTTGAACTCACTCGGTCCTGTGGAGTTGCGGTAATTCTGGCAACCAAGTATGCTGTAGAGGATAACCATGGACACCCAGAAGGCGAACCGAGGCCACCTTATCTTGTACAGCTTTCCTGCTAGCCACATCAGGACGTTGCGTTCGTGGGTTAGCAAATCTCCTCGATTCTCACGAGTTTACCACCATCAGTTACTCGCGCTAGAATTTGGTCAAGCGTAAAGGAGTCCCCACCCCATTGAATGACAGTCCCGTTGGAGTAGATACGAAGGATAACAGGCTTTCCCTGCTTTGCCTTGAACCACCACCATCCAACATAAGCATGTAACATTTTACATCCCCTTGATTCTATTCTTCCACTTCCTAGGTACTCGCAGGAAGATTTGGGACTTACTACACACGCAGCAAACTCGCTCGGTGTTCTCTTTAAAGTACACCCATGGGTGGAAGCCGAGTAAGCAGATTATCCAACAAATGACGCCCATCACTAATGTTTCACCTCTCTTGGAATCCCCTGACGATCAAGCTCCATCTCGCATTCTCTCAAGGTCTTCTTGAGTTGGCGGAGGAGCAACTTGATCTCTGGATTATCCTTCAACACTTCCTGTTCAGGGTCTGAACGGGGTGTTCCCTTTGTCTCTTCATGCGCTTTCCAGACGATCCACATGAATCCGAGGCAGCCTAGCACAAAGATCAGAGTGCCTAGAACTTCTCCTATGGACGCCAATTCTCTTTCCATCTAGTCCTCCTAGTCTGCCCACGATGCGGGTCGTGAGCAGGTACGAGGACTACCAGCGAGGTCGGTGACTCCAGCAGTAGACTGAATCCCACTGAGAGCAGTTCCTGCACTGATAGCCGTCTTTCTTGATCTTGATGCACTGCCCGTATGTGCACTCTCTGCTCAGTTGCATATTGGCGTAGAGCATGCTCCCCGTGCTGTAAGTCGTCGCCGCCAATAGACTGGCCGTAAGTGCGAGTGCCGAAAGTCCAACTAGTATTTTTCTCTTCATTTCTTCCTCCTACTGACCCGACGTATCTGGGAACTCGAGACGTGAGACTTTATCCCTCGCCTCTTCCTTATCACGACGCTGTTGGTGAAACCTTTTCTCCAGCTCCTCTGTACAGAGACGAATCATGTGAGTCAGTCGATTCACCTCCATAGCTTCGACTTGACTTCTTAGGGTCTCCACTTCTTCCTCCCTTCCGTCGCGAGACGTAGCGTAAGCTCCGTCATGATCTCACTCTCGGCCGCGCTGCCCCACTTACCTTCGACAGTCTTTAGGTCAACGCGCTTCTTTTCGACTAGCTCCGCGAGGTACTCGTCCACCGTCCCGACCGCAACTGGATACACGACGTTGACCTGACTGGCCGTGGTCCCAGGTCGTGGGAACCTACCCTCTGCTTGCTCTTCATTTGGGGGGTTCCATTGCCTCTCCATGAGTACGGCATTAGAGCAGAATTGAAAGTTCTTTCCCTCGCCCGCTGCAAGAGTAGAAGCAATGAGAACACGCCTCTTGGGATTGGCACGGAACTCCTCCTCAACCGGCACCGACTTCGCGCCCATTCCACCGAGCAATCTCGCGCAGGGAGCAATGTCCCTCTTTGCAAGCTCAGCGTCGAGGTTAGATTGCAGGACGGTGCCAACGTCGATGTGGTGAATGAAGATGATGATCTTGGGCTTGGCCCTGATTGGGTCTGGCCCATTGAGGATGTCAATCTCCTCGTCGTTCCCATCTAGCCACTCGAGAACGCCTTCCACGACAGGTTCGACTTTCGCAAGACCGACGATCTGGCGCATTCTCATCAAAGATGCACCAATCGCCTGCTTCGCTGCGAACTTGTCCTGACCACTCATGTACTCTGCTTCGTCGTAGGCTTCGAGGAAGGTATTCATTTCCTTCCCGTAAG